CAGCTTCTGGCAGCTGGCTCAAAACTGCTATATTCACCACATTTTCCGCCTGATTGCCAATGTTTAGCAATGAACTGGCACGTTTCTGTATAGATTCGGCAATTTGTTCACGTTTCTGCCAGTCTCTGAGATCTAAGCTATCAGATTGCCAGTTTCGGAGCGTGTTAGCGCTAGCCTCAATATCATTAGCTAATTGATCTCTCACCAGTTCTGCTATCTGCTCAATACTCTTCTGTTCTAGCTTGGCAATCGGCTTTGCCCGCTTTGGCGCTGGCTTGGCAATGCTTTTCAAATTCCAACCGTTCCGCTTCGCATTATATGTTAACCCTCTGACACTGGCTCCGGTTGCGTCTGCAATATCTTTCCAGCTGCTTCCCTCAGCTCTCATTTTCTTAGCTAGCCTTAACTGGTCCTCACTGATCTTAACCATAGCTAAGAAATAAACCTAGCTAAGGTTAACTTCCAGCGCTCATTGGCGAATAGCTACACGAGGCCAGTGGATAGCTTCCACTCCTCTGATCGGGGAACTCGATCATCTGATCTTTTAAATCTGAATCGGCATCTAGGTAAGCCATTGAACCTAGTTGGTGAAATGAGAACAGCGACGACACTGCTTCACGAGTAGATGCAACAATCGTGAAGTGGGAGCGTGGGGGAAGCACTAAGCAAAGCTTTCGGGGCTGATATGATGGGCATCTATACCATCAACAGCCTACCTACGTGGCGGGGCCACCGTAAAATCTTACTGTAACAGGTAGGGTTACAAGCAATCAGAGCGAGGCAGCGTGTAGGCATGCACTCTGGCTTGTTGTGACAACAGGATTGCAAGCTTTTGACGGCTTATCATCGGGGAACTCGATGGTAGGCCGTTGTTTGCTTTCAGCGCATCACGAGGGTGCGTTGAACACCAAACAACAACCAAAAACATAAGGAATAAAACTATGCAAATCATTCAATCCACACGGTTCAACGATCAATCAATCGTGAAAACAGACAGATTCAACAGAACAACCGAATCAATGATGGGCGCGAGGCAGTTTAAGCTATCTACAGGCTTAACAGGCCAAGCTGCAAAGCGTGCTTTTGAGGAGTATCAGCGCAAAGCTGGCAAATCTGGAGCAATCAATGTGGCTAGTATGGTGCAACAGAAGGGCATGCTGCTCACAAAACTGCGAGAGACTAAGGATGGATTTTGTGCCACCTACGTCAGGCCTGAGACGGTCGCGGCCAAGCTTGGGCGCGGAAAGCGCACACTCACACCAGCGCAAATTTCTGAAGCTTTGGGTAATCTTTCGCCAGCCGACAAAGCAGCTCTGCTAGCTCAGCTGACCGCATAAACCAACAACCAAACAAAAACATAAGGAAAAATGAAAGCAACCAGTGGAATCAGTGTCGCTGAGCTAGTCGAGCTTAGTGGAATAACCAAACAGACAACATACGTGGCACACGACTATGCTGTGCCGATGTATCAGGACCAACGCCGTTACGGAACCTACCCATACGGTGGCAATGCCATCAGCGTGTATTGGCGTGGAAGATTGTTCGAGGAGGTTATCTCCTACAGCAATCTAGCTAAGATGGCCCTAGACAGGCCAATCAAGCTCACTGAAGACCAGATAGCTGATCTGAAGCTGTATGCAATGCAGGAAGATGAGGTGGCATTATGATCGACCCTAAGAGATTAATTAAACCGACAGATGCTTACTGGCGGAAGCAGGAGTTCCTGATCTTCTGCATACTGTCAGTGGGGAAGAATTCAGACGTAGCAGCAGCGAAGCTGGAGCTATTGCTTAGTGGGAAGGACAGATGGGAGACGCCATTTGAATACCTACTAAGCCAGAACATACCGGAGCTGATTATTCGAGCTAAGACCGGACAATATCAGCGCGTAGCAGCAGCAATATCGAAAGCCATATCGGTGGACGTGGAGACAGTGACCTTGGACGAGCTGTTAGCTATCCACGGGATTGGGCCTAAGACTGCTAGGTTCTTTTTGGTCCACGCGCAGGGCAAAGAGTATGCCGTGTTGGATACGCATATTTTGCGGTGGATGCGAAGCATATTCCCCGACTCACCTAAAGCGACACCGACAGCGCAAACCTACGGTAAGTGGGAGAAGCTGTGCTTGATGATGATGAGAGCTGAGTTTCCGAATCACACGGCACTCACGGCAGACCTGATGATTTGGCTCAGTGAATCAGGAAGAGAGGTGGCAGCGTGAATGAACACAGAAATCCCCTAACCGTTAAAAGCTTTATTCGGGATCGGGAAGAGATGCTTGAGCTAACCCAGACAGTTTCGCTTGCTGCTGACTGGGTAGGTTCAACTGACTTTCAGGAACACAGCAGTGCTGAGATGAGGCAGCGACTGGTAAAGCTAGGTTGCTACCTCTCAGACGCAATATGGAAAGCTAGATATGAGTGACGTAATAGGAATCATACTCACAGCAATGCTAGGGATCGCTACGGCGATCCTTTTTTTATTGTGCAGCTAAACTTTTGCCACCTGTTCAGCGGATAGGTGGCAGCAACAACAAACAAACAACATAAGGAACAAAACTATGAGTCATTACTACGCGAAGATCAGCGAGTCAGCTCGCAAAACCACACCCACAGCTCGTGGGCATAAGTCTACAGGCATCACCACTCAGGCAGCGTGTGCGGACGGGTGCATCGAGGTCAGTCTTTGGCACAAAGAGGGCAAAGACTTCTTCAAAGTCGAGCGCATACCGTGGTCATACGGTGGGCAATCGAGAGGTCATAAAGAGCTGCTAGCTGAGGGAACACTAAACGATGAGGCAATGCTATGAGTGAATACTACGACAGGAACAAAGTCATCGACCATCTCTGGAAGCATCAGGACCAGAATTATTGGGGCCATAAGGACATTCTCATCGAAGATGTGGATCGCATTTTCAACGTAGTAAGCGATGTAGAAGAGGTCGTTGAGAGCTTTGAACACTGGGGCAAAGCGTTTTTGTGGGCAGCTAGGGTGCTCCGCAACAATCAGGACAGTCTGCTAGAGAGTCACGAGTAAAACCAAACCACAACATAATAATAATAATAATAATACTATGGAACAAAACCCGAAAACAATGACGCAGGCAGAGCTACGCAGCTATCTGCGTGAACGTAAGAACAACGACGAGATCAACTTCACCAATCCAGACAGCGAAAAGCACTGGACACCGTTTGTTAACGGCCAGCTAGCTGGGTTTGGTGTAGATGCACTGCGTGTTGTAGCCACAACGTGGTCCTTCCCACCTGAGGGCTATGTGCTGCCATCTGCTGGCGATCCTCAGCCAGAACCTGAGCGCAAACCTCTGGTTCGTAAGAAGGAGAAGCCAGCTATCAGTCGTGAAGACTTGATCGAGATCCTCACTGGTAGCAGTGGTGATAGCCTAGATGAAGAGGACATCAGGAGAATCGTGGACGATCAAGTCACCGAGCGACTAGCTAGAGGTGGTATGCCTGAGAAGAAAATCATCATCACCCCAGTCAGTAAGGTGAAGATTGACGAGGTAGTCCACGAGAAGTTTGAGGATGTGACTACAATCATAGGCTGCGGAGAGAATGCGGCTATAGTCGGTGGAGCTGGGACTGGTAAGACATTTATGGCTGAGCTGATAGCTAAGGCTCTGGACCTAGACTTCTACTTCACCGGTAAGGTTGACACTGAGCACCAGCTCATTGGATACCGTGATGCACACGGTCAATACTTCGAGACTGCTTTCTTCAAAGCGTTCACTAAGGGTGGTCTGTTTCTGTGGGATGAGTTCGATGCTAGCTCACCACGGGCAGCGACTAGGTTCAACAGTGCCATAGCTAACCGGATATGCGATTTCCCTACAGGCAACTATAAGGCTCACGAAAACTTCAGAGTCATCGCAGCCAGTAATACTTATTGGAGTGGTGCTACCCGTGATTACGTTGGGCGCAACGAGATGGACAAAGCTACTAAGGATCGCTTCGTCTTTGTCGATGTTGATTACGACACCAAAGTCGAGAACGCTATAGCTAGCCAATACACTGGAGGGCTAGCGATTGCCAAGCGAGTGCAAGCGGTTCGTGGTGCTCTTCAGAAGCTTAAGATTCGCCACATCGTGTCAATGCGGGCAACTGTGTCCGTAGCTAAGCTGATCAACGCTGGGTTCAGTCAGGAGAAAGCTGAGAAGTATGCAATGTGGAAAGACTTATCAGCTGAACAGATCGCTAAGATCGAAGCTCTGATCGGAGGTGCGAAGTGAGCGACATCATAGATCTGGACGAGCTGAAGCGAGCTTACCCAGTGTCAAGTGCTGTCTGTTTTGACACTGTGTATGAGGCTATTGACTCAGCTAATAATAAGCAGAGCCTGTTTGACGATCCGTCATCCCAAAGAACTGACCGCAAAGATTGGAGTGGTTCTAGTGACTGGAAGGAGATGGAAAAGATTGTTCGCACCGGATGGGTCGAGGGCAGAGCGTCTATCTCGTCGGGGTTGGACACTCTTTATCGGAGCAATTCAGTCTCCATATCGTCTGGGAGGGATGCTGATTACGATGTAGCCGGTGCTTACCCAGATGTGCCTCTAGCTATATCTGGCGAGCTAGAGCATATGGTCAATACGGGTGATGAAATCGACTGTAAGCCTATCATTAGATTGGTGATCAATGTAGGGGCCAACTGGACCGTGGATTCACGGCAGCTTATGAACCGAGGCGCAGCAGTTGCTGCACTGGTTGATGAACTGGAGAGTGGTGGTAGCAGTTGTGAGATTCACGCCGTCTGGACACCGAAGAAAATAAACGGTCGTGCTCAGGCTGTTTATTGCATCGGCGTTAAGCGAGCGGGTGAGTCTACATCCATAGACGACATAGCGTTTTGCTTAGGTCACACTGCTATGCTTAGGCGCGTGATGTTTTCAGCTATGGAACGCCACCCCTTCGCTCACAATCACCGATTTTACGGGAGCGGATGCTACGGCACAACGGTTGACATAGATGAATACAGATGGCCTAGCGATTGTGTTTACCTAGCCTCGATTACGAATAACCCAGATCCATACTGCACTCCTGAGGGAGCTATGACTGAGGTGCGTAAGCTATACGAGGCACAGGCTAAAGCTAAGCAGTTGGAGGTTGACGTATGAATAACCATCCACGTAAGCATCGAACAGGTAAGCGTCCCAAGTCTGTATCCTATAAGCCGACCAAAGCTTACCCTACCCGATCAGAAACCAAACGGATTGAGCGCAGACTCAACCAGATGATTCTGTCAGGTAGCCTCTAAACTTTTCCACTCAGTAGGCGTATAGCCGTGAGTGGTTTCAAAAACAAAAACAAACAAAACATAAGGAATAAAATGAAACATAAGTTCATTATCACACTCAGTGTAGACATCAGCAAAGTCAGCGACACATACGCTGCGCTATCGTTAGTGGATGGAGTCAGGATCGACAGCGTGGAAGCATCCTCGCCTGTCGTTGTTGAGAGCAACGGCAACGGGCATATGCCTGAGAAGCCAGTAGCTAAAGCTAAGTCCAAAGCTAAGGCTAAGGCTAAGGTTAAGAGGAACACCTCAATTATGCACACCGACCCTCGCGCTGTGTTGAAGTGGTCCAGCGGCAAGCATGTGCTGAACACTGATGCTACACTAAAAAACTTAGGCATCTCTAAGTCTGATCTGCTGAAGATGAAGACACGCAACGGCACGCTTGAGGGTGCGCTGAAGCGCAGCATTGCACACACAGGAGGTAACCAATGAAGAACAACATCCATAAGTGTCTGCTGATTGATCCATACACACAGACCATCAGCCCGCTGGACATTATCGAGGACGACATCCACGCAATACAGGATGCCATAGGTTGTAGGTGCTTCTGTGTCGGCGGATATCTAGCTAACGGCGATTGCATCTACGTGGATGACGAGGGTCTCAACACCCCCACTCACTTCTTCCGTATACCTTACGTGAACGGAGGTTATGCCCTAGCTGGTCGAGGTCTAGTCATTGGCACTGGAACCGAGGGCAGCTCTGCCTCAGTCGAGTCAACGATGGAGGAGCTGTATGATGCGGTCTACTGGAGGTTTGCAATCAGTATGAATGATGAAAGCGCGTTCGAGATTAAGGCTCGCGACGAGTGGACCAAAACTGGCGAGGAGGTGGGTGCATGAAAAAGACATACAAAATACCCGTGACGGCATCGTTCAGTGTTTACATACCCGTCGAAGCCCACTGTCTTGAGGAAGCGATATACAGGGCTAATCGTGTGCCGCTGCCAAATTCTGGTGATTGGGAATACATAGGAAACTTCGAGGTTTATAAGTTCATAAGTGAATTTCCAGAGGAACTCTTCAAATCGGAGGAAGAGGAGGTAGCTGTATGAACAGATACGGGATGCCAACTAAGAAGCAGCTAGTCAGCTACTACAGCGGAGATCGAGTCCAGTTTGACGGGGAGTATCACAGTGACGGCGAAGCTTGGATGGAGGAGAACGGAGTAGAGAACTACCTGTTCATATCCGACACAGGTGCTACGTGTATGGCCTGCGGGTTCTACCGAGGCATCCAGAGGTGTCATATCCTCCCGCTGTGTGAGGGTGGTGACAATAGCCTAAAAAACATTCACCTGCTGTGCAGGAATTGCCACTCCGAAAGCGAGTTCCTGTCCGGTGAAGCCTACTGGAAGTGGATGCGCCACGTTAATACAACTAGGTATGTATGCTGGGCATCTCGCGTGCTTGAAACGATTGGGATGGAGACTGGCAAACCGCCTACTTACCAAAACCTAAAAGCCTACTGGAAACAAAAGCTAAGGCGTGAGGAGGTAGCTGTATGAGCCGTCTTACCATCCTGTCAGTAGCGTATTGCGCTCTGATAACAGCATACGTTGCTTGGCCTAAGCAGCAGCGCGAAGTTCATACCGGTGTAGCTAGCTGGTATGGCGAAGCGTATCGAGGAAGGACCACTGCTTCTGGCAGCGTGTTCAATCCTGATGAACTAACAGCAGCGCATCGCAGCCTCCCGTTTGGGACTGTGGTGCGCTGCACCCTCGGCTCTCGTTCCGTTGACGTAGTGATCACTGATCGTGGTCCGTTTGTTGACGGGCGTGAGCTGGATCTAAGCAGGGCAGCGTTTGCTAAGCTAGCGCATACGGATGCTGGACTGATCAACGTGAAGTGGGAGGTGGTGAAATGAGCTACTACGAAGATGAAGGAGACGAGATAGATGTCGAGGACTGTGAATACAGTGAAGACCTCTACAAAAAATTAAATCACTATCAGAAGATAGCTATGCTAGACCTGCTGCTAACGCGGGATGCAAATGTCGAAATCATTGATAACGAGACCGGCATTAGCTACCTGATGGACAGAGCGTTCGCGGAGGATATACAGCGCTACGAAAAACCGATCACCGTGATAGTGCGAGTGCGTGATGTGGCATTCACTACGTATAGAAACGACGACAGGCATAAGTGGGAGGAGGGACCACAGCTAGGAACCATCGGGAAGAGGAAGGAGGCAGCGAAATGAGCGACACACGAACGTGTAAGAAGTGCGGTGATACCAAGCCGGTTAATCTGTTCTACAAGCGGCGCAATGATAGAGGCTATTCTTTTCTGTCGGGAAAGTGTCGAGCGTGCATCCAGTCTGCGAAGCGAGAGCGTTATGCTAGTGACCCAGTGTATAGGGAGCACACGAAGGCTCGTTCAGTAGACGGATACCAGCGGCGAAGAGAAGCTGCTGTAGCTCAGAAAGCTCAATACCGCAGCGCGAACAAAGAGGAAGTAAGGAAGTCTAGGAGGAAGTCATATTACGTCGACTTAGAGGCTAGCAGGAAATGCCAGCGTGATCGCTACGCATCCGACCCTAATTCAGCTAAGAAAAGGCGAGAGTTCCGCAGCAGAAACGTAGAAAGAGAGCGTCTCGTTGCGAAGCTTTATAGGGTGAAGATGGGTGAGAAGCTTCGTGCAAAAAGAAGAGTGCAGAATGCTCGGTGGAGGGAAGAGAACAGAGACGAATACAACTCCAGAAACAGAGAGTATTACGCAACCAGCATCAACCGGAAAATAGGGCTGAATTTGCGGAACCGAATCAACTCAACTGTTCGATACAAAGCAGGGCAAAAACAGAGGGATTCGCTGTCACTCCTACTAGGCTGCACAATCGAAGAGCTGAAGGCTCAGTTCGAGTCTCAGTTCACAGAGGGTATGACTTGGGAGAAGTTTATGTCAGGCGAGATACACATTGATCACATCAAGCCGTGCGCTTCGTTCGATTTGACTAAGGTCAGCGAACAGAAGAAGTGCTTCCACCACACTAACCTTCAACCACTGTGGGCTGAGGACAATCTGAGGAAGAGTGCTAAGCTAGACTTCGAGGTTCCCTCGCTTGCCGCTTGACTCCTCTGCGTTCCGATCCTATACAACTGGCGTCCACTAATTCCTTATGTTGGACGTTTGGTGGACCCTCGCCGGTGACGACTGGCGGGGGTCTTTCATTCTCCTAACAGATGCCACGCATCCTTATACTGATTCAGCCTATGATCTGGCGGCAGGTTAGCTGGTATCCTAAGCGTGGTTACCCTCACCTCTTCTACCGGAAACACGAAATACCACTCCACTGGATTGATTGAGGCGATGATGAAGTCGCATTCCTTCTTCGTGTATTTCTTCTTACTGTAATTCCCCATCGAGGACATTATCCCATACCTCTGCGTCCCCCGCTCCAGCTTGCTGGTGCATTTAACCTGTATGCGATGTATCTGCCCACCTCTATGAGCTAGCAGATCGAAGTGCATCAGGTTGTGCGAGACCAGCGGAGCAAACACACACCAACCACGCCTAACCAGCTGGTAAGCTACACCAATCTCCCCGACCGGGCCTATCTTAGCATTGCTGCGTGCTCCAGATGGCATGTCAAGTTACGTAATAGTTGGCCACTGAATCGTAGCTACGCAGATACCAGTTAATCACACCGGAAAATGTCGGGTCATCGTAAGGTGTCTGCGTTCTGAACGGGTGCTTGGCTGTATCAAAGCTGACATGTTCAGCAATCGACGCGTAAAGAATGTCTTGCACCCCGTCCCCGGCAAACGGATCAGCGTTTTTATCAATGGTCAACCAGTCAGCCCCAATCAATTTATGCAACCTCTCAGCTACCAGCTGTATGAGTTCCTTAGTTGGGTGGTTAGCTGTGTATGATAGAAGTGTGTCTTTGTAGTTTGATCGGATCAGGTCCGACACAATCAGTGGCACACAGTTAGGCCCGCTAAAGCTGCGAGCCCGATCTTCGTGCTTAGATTGCAGGTCGAAATAATCAGAGCAAACTTTCTCTATGTCACGGCAGTAGCTAACATTCTGAACGCAGTCACGGATGAATTCTTCCTCTCCACCGCCTGTCAAGTGAGTCTCATACAAGCCTTTGTAGTGGAGGTGGGACGGCTGATTGATCGTGCGTCCCTCAACATAAATATGGCCAACATCAAAGTAGTAAAACGGGCAGTCCAGTGTAGGCATTAGAACCATCAATGCGCTGGGCTTGAGTAGCCTTAGTATATTCTCAGTTGCGAGAGCGTGGTCGTGCCTAAACCAGTATGAGGTTGGGTGAGTTATAATGATGTCAGCACTAGAAACCTTACTCTGAATCTCACTGGATGGAGTATCTCTTATGTGTAGGTATTCCCAGTCGCAGCTTCTAAGAGATGGAGATACCAACATTATCGAGTGCAACTGACACATTCCTAGTGTGAGTAGTTTCATATCTGAAATAAAATAGGGACGCACACTCGTGCGCCCCTGCCGCACCAGTTATTAAGCCTAAATTGTTACGTTGGTAACCCTGATGCGGTTCGCTTCTTTGCGAAAGTGCCACGCCTATTCCACTTATGACGATCAGCTGGGTCGCCACCTCTGGTTGACCAGAAATAGTCACAGCCACGCTGTATATCTCTGACGAGGTTGTAGTGGTAGGTGTTCTCGAATGCCTCTAATTCTGACTGTCCTGCTGCGATTGATTCGGGTTCCATATCTTCCGTATTCCCCTAAGCTGTTGTGATTGCGCTTCCTGTCTGCCCTTAACCTGAGCTATCTCCCTCATCAGAGCTGCTACCAGTGCCTCCAAACTGTTCACAGTTTTCTGGAGGATCAGTAGCTGCTCTTCTGCCTTCATATCTTTCCTGTCTGCTTGTGTGTCCCCAGCACTGTCCCTCCGTCCAGCATCAGCTGGAACACTTCCTTCGCTCCCGCTGAACCACCTAGCGTCAGCGGTGCAACTGTTGTTTCCTTCCGCTTAACGCACATCCAGTTTCCATACTCATCGGTGATTGGCGAACGATAGATCACACCGTCTCCCATCATATAAGTGAACAGGTAGCTAGGGCATCTGAGTGCTGCTGCCACCGATTGCAGTGCTTCCAGCTTGTGTTTGTCGATGACTAGCTCGCAGTCGTATTTAGCTACGACATCAGAGAAGGATATGTTTCGACACTTAATCTCGTAGACACCGATTACTTTGTTGGTTCTGCGCTCAAGCAAGAGCCCGTCAACCCGTGAATACATATTGCCTATGGACAGCGTGTTCACTTCACGCCAGTGAGTGTTGATTGAATCAACCACGTAAGACTCAGCTGCGTCAGCTGCTTCTCTGCGCTTCTTCTGTTCTTCTGTTAGCATTAGATTCCGTAGATGCGTTTGAGCTTGTTAAGGCAGTTGAGGCCATCACTGGTTTCGCGCTCCGGCTCGTTAGCCCATCGTCTTTCTTTCACCCAGTGTTCTGAGGAGAAGTGCAACGTGTGGTATGCAGTCGGGTTAAACCTCAGCTGGTCGATTGAGTCAGCGCAGCCGGGGTCACCGCTGATGCCAGCTTCTGTAGCTACGTCACTGACCATATGCAGACCAGCACTGTAGAACATCCAGCCCTTCCAGCACCCAGCTGAGTGAGATTCTGGGGTTGTTGTTTCGGTCCTGTAGAACGCCGTCTCTATCATTTTTGCGATCAGAGGGTGCTGCGGCTCAGCAAAGAACAGGTAGTCGTGTATGATCCGCTCCTCTTCCCTTCCCTCCTTCTTAAACATCTGAACCTGCCTGTTGGTGTCGATGAACTCGCTAGCTGGCTTGGTTGGGTAGAGGTCGCAGTCTGCGTATAGACCACCGCTACGGTAAACAGCAGCTAAGCGTTGGACTCCAGCTCGCTGCACTGTTTCCATAGTCCTGTATGTAGCGATGTTCGATGGCCACATATGTTCCACATACGGATCTATGTCTTCGTCAGTAAGGAACTGGTAGTTCCAGTCTGGGTTGAGTAGCTTCCACCGCTCAACGCAGCATCTCTCAAAAGCATTAAGCCGTTCGTAGCTGCCGTGTAATTGGAAGATGTTTCTGTGGTCCATATGGTTAGATGCCGTATTGTTTTTTCAGAATATTTAGGTGGCTGATCTCCTCGGTCATCGGGTCTTTGCCATCACGTTTGAACCGATTATCAGGTATCCAGCTCTCTGTGCTGTAGTGGTAGATGTGACAGTCATCCGGTTTGGTTTGCATATCCCACACCCAGTTGTCGCCCCCAGCTAGGAGCCGTTCTTTGCGCTGGTTCACGACGATCTCAGACCAAGCGTGAATGCTGACTGACTCGTAGATGTAGCCAGTCCAACCCCACTCAGGATCGTCGATCAGATACCTACGGTTAGTCGTGCGCTCAAAGCACTCGTGTATGATCTGGTTCAAGCCCTCGTAGCCCTTAGCTGCTGCGAAGAAGTAGTCGCTGATGTAGATCTTATGATCTGGTCTCGGCTTCAGCTGGAACCAAGCGCAGTCCTCGGTCATCGGCAGGAAGTTCTCCAGAGGTCGTATCAAATACACATCGCAGTCAGCGTAAACCCCTCCGCTTTGATAGACACAGGCAGCTCTCATTATTTGAGTGCGCTGCATAGGTGACATCTCTTTGTAGGTATCTGCGTATTGAGGCCACACATCTAGGATGTATTCATCTAGATCGTGCTCAGTGATGAAGCGGTATTCCCAGCCGGGGTTAAGCCCGCGCCAACGCTCAATTGACGCTCTCTCAAACAAGCCAAGTCGCTCATAGCTGTTGTGTATTTGGGAGACTTGCTTCGCTATCATATGCCGAACACCTCCTTAGCTACCTCAATCATACGCAGCTCATAGGTAGTCTGTTCCTCAAATGATGGTTTGGTTTGGCTTGGTATCCAGCAACCCGTAGCTAAGTGCAGACACTTAACATCATCAACCGGGATGTTGATGTATGCTGGGTGTGAATCAGCCCCAATGAGAGCGTCTTCTAGCTTCTCGTGCTTGCGGTAAACATAGTTGTAAACGTGGACACCGCAGTGGTCAAAGTGCCACCCCATCCAAGCCTCTCTATTGCTGGGGTCAGGAGCAGGCTGACCGCTCATCAGCCGGTTTATCATTTCCCTAGCCACCTCTAAGGTGACAGGATCTCCCGCCGCTGATGCGAGTATGCCTCCAAGCCACATATCCCTATCATCATACTTAAACAGCACTCTCTGCCTGTCTGTCGGCAGGTAGTCACGCAGCGGCTTTACTGGATACATATCTAGGTCTGCGTAGAACCCGCCGTGTTTATGCAGCAGAGCACACCTTCGGATGTTATTCTTAGCTCCCAGATGGAACCCCTCATAGACTCTGTATTCATCTGGGAACAGCTCTTTGACAGCTACATCTGCCTCGTCATTGGTGGTGAACCGGTAGTTCCACTCTGGATTCATCAGCTTCCATCGCTCTAGGCACACGCGCTCGAATGTCCCTAGCTTTTGATAGCTCTCGTGTGTTTGGAATATGTTCTTAGCAAGCATAAACAAAGTAGCTGGAGATTCTCCTGCCATCGTGAGCTGCTTGAACCACAGCTGCACGTATCGCATCCGCATCCACTCGCCATCTAGCTGGGATCGTTTGCTCCAGCAGGTCGCTCTTAAACAGGAACACAATCGCTGACTGAACATCAGTGGCATCCATCCACTTAGGGAACCGGCAGCGTTTAGCTCTGTTGTCTAGGATCAGTCGCCGCATAGCGTCGATGTTTACTGTGTTGTCTTCGTTGATCAGGCCAACCTGATAAGCGTCAACAAAGTCGCCAGCAGCTTGAATGATGATAGCTGCGAGCAGGTTCTCGTGGGGTGACAGGTCTTCTAACACAATTTAAACAGCCGTGGTGATCACTATGGGTTCCCGCTAGCTGTATCCAACAGCCTGCACCTGTTCGGGGACATCCCCCGACTCTACGCCCACGCCTGTGTGTAATTTATTTGGCTCGTTTAAGATGTTCTTTCAGCAATGCGGTTAGCTCAGGATTCATAGTCACGCCTTCCAAAGCTGTTAGGACATCGTTCTTTTTAAGATTAGGTGTTGCAGCCAGTTGTCTGGCTCGGTTTTCCCAGTAGGTTTTCTTCTCGCCCTCTCTCTGTCGCTGGGCCATATCGTCAGATGGCTTGCCCCCAAGCGTGTCAAAACCTGCCTTAAACTCATCCCAGTTCGGTGGGTTTTTGAGCTTCCAGTATGGGACATATTTGGCTCCAAAGTTCTGCTCCAGATATTCTATGATTTCCTCATCAGTCATCTCGTCCGGTTTTGGTTGCAAAAAATGGACGGCGGTAAAATCGACAGCCAATTTGCCGCTTTCATTTAGCACGCAACCTGCTGTTTTCGCTTCTCGTTAAGCCACATCTCGTGCTGTGGTAGCGATGCCTCCTCAAATCTGGTCTTATTCCTGACCAGCACTAGGTCAGCTGAGCCCTGTCGCCCTGCCCTGTTCTTCCCCACAGCTACCTTCAACAAGCTGTTCGGGCCGTCGAACATTGCGGGGTCTTCGCAATACAGGAAGAGGATCACATCAGCGTCCTGCTCAATAGATCCAGACTCTCTGAGCATCGACATCGTGGGCCGCTTATCAGCAGTCCTCTCCGCTTCGCGGCTTAGCTGTGCCAGTGCCAGCACTGGGATCTGGAGTTCCATAGCCATCTGCTTCAATCCGCCTGAGATGGCGGCGACCTGTAGATGACGATCCTTCTTACGATCCTCAGTCCCAGCTTTGATTAGCTGGAGGTAATCAATGATGATCAGCTTCACGCCGTGCTCCTTAACCAAGCGTCGAGCGTGGCTGCGGATCTGAGCTACCGTAAGTGATGAGTTGTCTATGATGTGGAGCGGTGCTTTGGATAAGCTGGGAGCCGCTGCGCTAGCTTTGCCTATGGTTTGCAGTCGTCCCTCGTGGTCTTTGCCGTGGTTGAGGATGTCTCCCATCAGATCACAGTCTGATTTGCTGGCCCACATACGCAGGTTCAGCTCGTCCTGAGTCATCTCGTAGCTGAAGAAAGCTACCGGAACATCGTTGGTGGCTAGGTGCATTGCGATGTTACCAGCGATAGCTGACTTACCCACAGCTGGTCTCGCAGCTAGGACAATCAATTGACCGGGGCGCATACCACCTAGGATGCGGTCCAGAGACGGGAACCCCATAGGAATCCCCGTCTCCTTCCCCTTATGCGCGTCTTCCAGCATCTCAATGAGCCGTCTGAAAGACTCCTTCCTGTTGTCTGATGTGTTGTCAGAGATTACTTTGCGGTTCAGCTCGAACACGACTGACTCAGCGCTGGCCACGAGATCATCGAGGTTATCAGAGTTGCCGCACTCCTCAGCTAGCTTCAGCCCCACCTCCTGCACCAGTCGGGCCTTCCGCTTTTCCTCCACTACCTCAGCCCAGTAACTCCAGTTGTAAGCACTGGGACAGGCATCGAGAGCGTCATTGACATCAAGCAGCCCCGGAAGCTTTGTGGTGTCGTTTCCCTTAAATCGGTGGCAGAGTGTCTCACCACCTATCAAAATGCCGTCAGAATCCATCCTCGTGATTTCTCGCCACATCAGACGGGCTTTGAGGTCGTGAAAGTGTTCTTCGTTGATCCCTACGGAGCAGAGATCGTTGTATTTGCCCTGTAGGGCTGCACCGATTACGCCTAGCTCAGCGGGTCGGTCGTTTGGGATTGAATAGGTTTTCATAGAATCAGTAGCTCGCATCCTGTAGGTAACGAGCCTCTTCGAGTGTTGTTGTTTTGCGTGGAGAGGAGGATTGCTTGGCAGTCTTACGAGCCCAGCCCTTAAACATAGCTTTCCAATCAACGAGCGGTTCGCCACGATGCAGCCAGTTGCGCTCTTCGTAGTGGTCGTAAAACTCCTCAGCCAAATCGGGGCGCGAAGCCTTAGCGGCATACGCCGCAACCTCCTCCTTCGTCGGAGCAGAAGCAGAGAAAGAAGGCATAGCGGGTTTAGCCTTCTCTTCTTTATTACTACTACTACTACGTAGGAACGGTTGTTCCGGTTTTAGGAACGCTCGTTCCGGTTTTAGGAACAGCTGTTCCTCGGCAATTTTTGCCTCCCTCACTGCTTGACGCACCGCACGGGTGGTTACACCTAGCAGTCTGGCCACCTCAGATTGGCTGGCATTAGGGTAGGTGTAGACCAGTCCGATCATCACCTTCTTACCCAATGACAGGTCAGTTTTGAGTATCTCATCTGGGATCTCGATCAGCATCTTCTCCAACCCTCTCCACTAGATCTGAACGACTGATGATACTTAGGAAATCCTCGCCACTAAGCGTGACAAGCCAACCGAATTGGTTCTTCGTGTGTGCGACGACTGGCATCTTCCCAGCGCAGTCCATCTTCGCTTGCATATAAGCGCCCCAAATATTGAGTCTCTCGACGTTTTTCACCTCCCAGTGGATACTGGGTAGCTCAGCGCAAACAACGTCCGCAGAAGAGCCGTCAGGAGCCTTCCCGCTGAATTGGCTGGAGCGGTAGGTAGTGGCAGGATTGAAGCCCATCTGCCTCAGCATATCCCGCCACATACGCTCACCGCGTTTGCCCTTCTCACGCTGCGACTTGCCCATCTGCTACCTCCCTAGCGTTGGCTGCTGGATCGAATGAGTTGGTGAGCTGCCAGATCTGGTTGGCTGCTTGGAATACCTTCCACGCATCAGCGACTTCTTCAGTCGTCCAGATCTTCGTGATCGGATAGCACGGAGCCTGCGAGCAGAGCACCACTGACATCACCTGCTGGATCTTCCTAGGCTTGTTGGGCCAGCTAGCGTTTTTGTATGCAGCCAGCTGCCAGATCCAACTCTCATACCAGTTAGGTTTCAGCTGACCCTTACTGTCCTCCTTAACGTCCTGCGTTTTGTAGTCCAGTAGGGTCAGCTTTCCACCCACTACCGCTAGTGCGTCTACCTGACCGGCGTATCCCAACCTCTCGTTAACGGCAGTAAACTCTGTGTCCAGAAACTGAACCTGCTCATCACGGGTCCACTGGATGTAGTGCTGAACAAACGGTTTAACCTCGTTGTATTCCTCGGTCAGAAAACCTGTCTTATTCAGCTCATCAATAGCTGCGTGGAACAGGCTCCCGAATGCCCTAGCATCCACCATCTTCTTCTGGGCGAATGCACGCACACGACTCTCATACTCACCAAGCTCATCGCCAGACTTTAGCGGGTTGGCTATGCAAGCATTGAAGATCTGCTGCTGCTTCCACCGATCCAGAGACGGGTTGGCTATCACCTTAGTTATGGTCGTAACGCTGGGGAATAACCCTAGCTTACGAGCATCGCGTTTGGTGGTGTTGCGAGGCTTACCGTCTTTAGAGAGGACAGTGTGCTGAGGACGGCCATCAGTGTGATACCAATGACCGCCCCCATCACTGTTCAGCTCTCTGGTTCTGGTGTCTGGTTGAGCTGAGAGAAACATAGCCTTAGAACGCGACCTTATCGTTGTATGGGCGATAGTCCGTAGCCACGAACGCCTCGGCGGGATCTTCCACCGCGGTGCAGCTGGTGAGATTGCTGTAAATCTTGGTTCCATCGGTGGACTTGTTGTGGGTGAACACTAAATAGGCAGGTTTACCAACAACCTCTTCCTCGAATGAATCCTGAGTAGGGTAGTTTTTGATAGGCACTTCCCAGTCTCGGAAGAACTTATGCAGCTTCCCGTTCTCGTTAGCTATCGTCTGAGGAATGTTGAACCACTCCCAATGAACGCAGTGCTCCTTCTTCCCCTCCTCTACCTCGACCATCTTATCAGTCTGAAAAACCAGAATGATCTGCTGCTTGGTCTCACCCTCTTTGGTCGTCTTACTGAACGGTAGCCCAGTCTTCTTATTGATTGTGACCACCTCCACACATACGCCCTTACACGGGCCTTTAGGATGTGGGGTGAAGTCTTTCTTAGGTGCTGTTGCAGTGTCTTCTGCGGTTAGGAACATATCGTTCTCCTTCATTTACTTTGTTTTTTTCGTTATCATTTCCTGAGCCGCTTCAGCGGCTAAGAGCTTTTTCTCAATAACGGTGACATATGAGAGTAGGTCGTGGACCTCCTCCTTCACCGCTCCTATGAGTGCCGTAACCTCCATCCGCCACAGTCCCTTCGTGCCATCGGGGTTGTGCTCACGGATGCCAGCGTTAAATTTTTTGGTGAATTCACGGTCAAACTCAGACCGGATCAGATCCCTAATTTCCTCATCCCTCATTGGATTCCTTAATTTTCTCCTGTATCCACCTGCTTACCACTGGCCCAATCTTCAGTCCGTTCTTGAGGCAGTAATGTGTGAGCTGTGTGTGCGCTGAGCGGTTTACGGCTATTGTTTTGTATCGTTGGTTGGAAGCGTTGTGTCGCGTAGTCACGTTCTGGCTATGTTGTATTGTGTAGTTACACAGCGGTAAAGAAAAATGTTGTAAAAATTTGCAACACGGGATATGGATCACTTTAATGTAGCCGGTTTGGCTTAGGCTGAACCGGATTTGCTATGCCAGAAAAAGACAGCAACAAAAGACGTAACCCAAATAAGAAGTCGCAGACATTCTATTTGCATAAGGACGTAATCGCTAAGCTTGAAGAACTCAGCCGCGTCAGTCGCTACACAAAGACGGACTTGATAAATCACTGGATTGAGCAGGAACACGCAATTCAGAAGGAAGCTGGGAATTTAAGTATTCAGACGGACCCATTCCCGCAGCCTGCGAAAGCAGGCGGAGCTTCTGAGAAGTCTCGTAAGGTAAAGTGATTGGCGCATACTCGCTGAACTCAATGTCTGTCATTATGATTTTATCCTAGTTGTGATGGTGGGACAATACCTGTCCAAGCCCCCATCGAGTTATTAACAACCAGAGAATTTCCAACGGAACAACTGAGGTGGCTCTCTGAGCCTAAAATTGTGGGGTTCGAACCAGCGACTCCTGCCGTGTGAAGGCAGTGCTCTACCACTGAGCTAAGCGTGCTAAAGGACGAATAGAGTTGCGGGAACAACACGTATTAGGCGGTCAGAAACTACTCCGGTTGGTTCCGTTGTTGCAACAAAAAACAACCTATGAACCGCTATGAACACCGAACAAACTTGGGATCGCCTGATCTCCATCTACGCTAGCACCGGTAAAGCCCCGACAAAGCAGCGCAAACTTCACGAGTTCAGTAAGAAACGCTGGAACAAGCTGAAGCAAACCCGTATAGACCAAACCACAGGCACAGACTTTCTGGAGCTGATGGAAGCCGGTGGTCAAATGACCCAGCAATACCTCTCCAGCCTCCAGTCATTGTCTATAGAACTGGGCATCCGATCCCACGTTGTGCTGCCTAAGAAATATTGGCCTAAGATCGTCAGGAAACCTAAGCGTGGCATCACTGAGGATGAGCATCGCAGGTTGCAATCCAACATTCACAGCATCCGCTGGAGGATTTACTTAGAGATCCTGTGGGAAACGGGTGCTGCCCAGTCAGATGCTGCCTCGTTCCGAATCGAACTGCTGGGCCGGGACGAGATCATCTACAACCGGATGAAGACAGGCCAGCGTGCAGCTCAAGCCATCAGCCCAGAACTACGCAGACTGCTCGACTCAGCCATCGCTGGCAGGAAAAGCGGATTCATTCTTCCCAATATCCAGCAACTACACAGTAAAGACAGAGCGTCGATCTTCCGCAGAGCGTGCAAGCGTCTGGGGATAGAGGGTGTGACACTTCACAGCTACCGCTATGCGTGGGCTGAGAGAGCGTTCGAGCTAGGGATGCCAGAGAGGCTGGCGATGGTGGCGCTAGGTCACAACAGCTCGGCAATACATCGCGTCTACGCGAAGGGAGCGAAGGTAGTGGCTCCATCACTGTCTAGCTACAAAGCTACTTCTTCCTCTTAGCGGGACTGACTCGTCTGGGCTTGCCAGCAGGTTGGCCCAGACGCTTCTTCTCAGCAATCTTCTGCTTCTTCTCAGCTGCGCTCATCTCTCCAGCTGTCTTAGGGGTCTTACTGTTGACCCGCTTTTTTGGGCGACAGTAAGGCGTTCCCCTACTCTCCCCCTTCTGCCTCCCGCACGGCTTGCCAGTGCGAACGTCAATCCACTCTTCAGCAAACCACCTAGCTAGACCCTGCATTGGCTTAGGCATACTTGCCACCCTTCTTCTTATAGCATTGGACCAGCCAACCGTTGGCGTATGCGCTTGGGTAGACTTTGTATTTCTTCTTAGCCTGAGCTTTACAGCTGGCATACAGGCTGGGGTTGGTTGGTTTTGGTTTCTTAGATGCCATAGCTAGTGCGCTTCTATCGTTGATTCGAGTTGATTGATGGTCTTCAATGCGTCCCTTACAAACTCTGTAGCTTCTGGGCTAGCGTTCACAGCGTGCTTGAAGCCTAGAGGGTGACGCTCAATCAGTGCCGCGCTGTTGGCTAGCTTCGTGGTGACGCAGCCCGTCTGGATCAGCCAGAGCATCATTAATAAGCCTATCCACTTCGTCATCCTTAGACTGTCTTCGTTTGTCAGCGTGAACATTTTTGGATTCCTGCCACAGAAATGCAGACAGCTGCTTGAGGACAGGTATCGCCCCAAGCAGCTGCTTGATCAGTTTGAATAAGCCAATCACCGCTGGCCGTAGCTGTAGCTGCCACTGCCGCTAGCGTAGTTGCCAGCTGGCTTCTTCTCAGCAGCAACCTCAGCCTTCTGAACGCCGTGGCGAACAAACAGTGCTAATGCGCTGGTAACGATTAGCTGGAGCATCTCGGCTAGTGCCAGATCTCCAGTGAAAAAACCTCCAACAGCGCCCAGTATGGCGGTGAGTGAGGCCCAGAATGTTTTTGTTTTAACCATATCAGTATTTTTTGCCGGACTTCTTCCCGCCGGACTTCTTCCCACCCTTCTTCGCAGACATCTTCTTAGCGCAGCCACAGCCGCATTTTTTACCGTTGTGCATATCAGTATTTACCCTTACGTGATTTAGGACTGGAGGTAGCTCTGCCACCCTTAGTCCACAGCTCTGTGCAGGCTAAGTGCCTAGCTGTCCCCGGTTTAGCTGAGTCACATTTGTGCCTAGCTTTGAAGCTCTTCCTAGCTGCATCAGAGTAGTTGTTGCCGTAGCCTGTAGCCCCGGCGTGAACTAGCTTCTTCCCGCCATCTACGCAGTAGAGCTTCATAATTTTCTTACCGGGCCTAGTGGACGGCCTGACCTCCCCACACTTCATTGACGCTTTAGGCGATTTCTTAGCCATATCAGTATCGTCTCAGGATTTCTCGGATCTTCAAACAGATGTAGGTGAGAGATGCGATGCTGATCAGTAGCTGTAACACGACATCAATGTTAGCTGCCCAGTTGAACAGTCCAGCTACAGCTGCAAAGCCAACCTTAAAGTCATCCATTGTAATCATCCCTACCTCCCTACTGTTTGAGGTTAGGCCCATACTCTCCGGGGTGTGGCTGGGGTTGGTGCGACCAAAAAACCGTATAGCGGCACAGCGTTCTCCCCCTCTAGACAACGTAGATTTACGTGCCATCCATCCTCTGCCACTGGTGCTTCGATCTCGTTGCCCTCAGCATCCCAGCTACCGCCGGTGTAAATGACTCCGAGGGTGTCGATGTTTCTGAATCGAGGACGGTATTCCCACTCGGTCTCAACAGGGTTCTCTGGGTCCGAGTTGTCCCAAGCAGTTGCGACTTTGTCGTAGAGGTTCGCTTTGGCTTCTTCTTCGCTGGCGAACTTCAACATTAGATCGGTGTAATGCATATCAGTTGATTGAGTGTCTGTTGTTAGGAGGTCAGAGCTTGGAGGTTGGTGTCAGACAAAGCCTCGTTGTATAGGGCGACCCGCTTGATGTGGCCGTTTAGCTCATAACCAGAAGACGATTGACCTCCGACATAAAAACTCGCGCCATCAAAATCGGGCAACGGGCAACTTGTGTCTGCGTTCCCCAGCGTGCCGTTGAGGGCCCCTCGGTAGTCATTAGTATCCCACCGCAGTGCCATCGAGTAATCAGTGTTTGCGGTGATGTCTGTCTGAATCGACGTGTCGATGACAGTAGCCCCATCCGTGTCACCAAACGTCTTGACGTCGCCTCCACCAGAGATGTATGGCCTAATCAAGCCGCGCGTGTTTTCGATGGAAGCGATTCGACGGGTTGAACCAAGTACTGAGTTGACTTTAAAGTCAGCTTGCATACTCACTGGTCCACCCGTATATCCGATGTCAGCGGCATCAACAGATAACGACTCAGCGGCTTTCGTGGTCGCCGCACCCTCCGCTTTCAAATAGCTGTAGCTGTGACTGCTTTGAGTCAGGTTCGCGCCCCAGAGGATGACTGACCCGTACCCATTACCGGTGTAGATAACGGTGGAGGAATCAGTGGCTGTGTGAAAATAAACTGCCCCGTTGTTTGTGTTCGAGGTGGTGAACGTCATTTGCAGACGATACCAACCATTGCCCACACTGCTGGAACTGAACGTGCCGCTGCCATCAGTCACATTGTGTGTTCCATCACTCAAATTAAAGACAGCTCCGGTATTAGCGGCTCCAATATTCGTGTATAGGCGGCAGAAACCAAGCCCAGCAGCTTTGGCATAAACCGTGGCCGTGTAAGTTGTTGAGCTGCTAATACCCGTCACGTTGTCAGTGCGAACATGATGCCCAACACCAGTCGCAGTCGTCTCAACAACTAGGTCAGCGGTCAGTGTGCCATCTGGAGCAACCGCAGCATTTGACTCGACGGTCGTGTTGGCTTTCGTCCAATACGCATTCGATAAGTCTTCCGTGTATTGTGCAAGCTGCTGGAACTGCCCCTCAATGAGAATGCCCATAGATTGCCCATCAGACGATGGGTCGTATTCAAATCTGGGTTGCCCAGCCGTTGCCACCGATTTAAGTGACGGGGCATAGGAGCGGCTTATCTGGGTTGTGGTTGGGCTGTCGTAGACCGTGGCTCCAGTCGTGTTGAGCTGTGGTCCCCATAGAACAATCGAGCTGGAACCATCGCCAGCGTATGAGTCAACCCCGTAGGATGTTGAGAAAACTGGACTAGAGGTCGTCATTCCAAAAAAAAGACCGTTCAGCGCAACTGCCGTAAATGTTGCAGTGATTTTGTAATAACTGCCAACCAGCACTTGCGTTCCACTAACTCCACTAAAACTGGTTGCCCCGCCGTTTGCTGTTGTGACTGCCCCTCCAGCTAGGTCAAAAACTAGGTTCGACCAATTTTGGAATGCACTATACAACCTCACATATAGGTAGCGAGTTCCACTGCCACGTTTGGCATAAACAGTCAGTGTGTATGTGTCTGCTCCAAGCGATAGTGCTTGGTCGTAGAGCCTATAATCGGTCGCTGAGTTTTCACTCAACGTAATTGCCGTAGAACTCCCGTCAGGTGCAGTTGCACCGACAGTGTTTGATTGATTGCTGCCAAAATTCCAGTAACTGGCATTGTCAAAGTTCTGACTGCTTTTCAGCAAATTCTCACTGCTCAGGTGCTTCTCATTTGACCAGTAATGCACCGCCGATGGCGCAGCATAGGTGGGTGGAGTGTCGGCACGACTGAACGTCATCCGTGGGTCCAGCCTACCCGCATTCGCTGCGTCTAGGGTAAAGACCGGACGTTGACTTGGGTAGGTAGAACTGAACGATGCCATACGTTATGCCTCGGTTGGAGTTTCAGTAGCGCCTGATTCTGGCTCAGTTGCTGGCAGCGAAGCTTGGTAGGCTGCAATCACTTCGTCTGTCCAAGTCGCATTTGCGATGGCAACCACTCGGTCAGCTTGACCAGTGAGGTCGTCGCCGGGGTTTAAAACGTGGCGGTGAAAGCTGGCAGCGATTTCCTGACCGTCTTTGAGAATTTGGTGACGGTCTCTGATTTGAAGCACCCCATTGGCGAGGCACTCGATTTTATCAACGATTGTGAGTTCAGTTAGCATGATGATTTGTTTTGGTCCATCCCGTCAGTCCAGACGGGGTAAATTGGTTAGGCGGTTTGGTAGGTTACCGAAATCATGATTTGATTATTTGAACCACCGCTGGTGTTTAGGTCGCTCACGCTGCCTCCAATTAGGTGGCCGTCTGTGGTGCTATATCGTTTGGTAAGCAGTATTTTGTTATTATTTCCCATAACGTAGCCTCCAGCCGGAGCGGCAGACCAACCGTATGCGTAGCCAACACTGACGCTGATAGACGAGTTTGCTGCTGAGGTAAACGGAAGACCGTGAATCTGAACAGTCCCTGACCCTCCAGTTGTATCGAGGGTTCCGTCACTTCGGATGTAGCAATTGGCTGTCACCACATTTCCAATTTTGGTGTATTTAGCGGAATTCACATGAGTGGTTGCGGTTGCAAAACTGCCGCTGTCGGGCGCAAACACAGGCGTCCAAGTTCCAGTCTCGTAGTCGTCAAGTAATCCCCCAGTGGTTGGGGTGACCGTTCCAGTTCCACTAGCAACAGCCCCGAAATCTATGCCTTTACCACTCGTTCCAATAACGAGGTTGCCTTGCAGCACCTCCAAGTCACCGGGGTCGTTGATAGATACTCGATTTCCCCCACCGGCTCCTAATATCAGTTCGTCGTTTGCGTGGTTGTAAGCTACTCGCCCCCTATACGCATTTGCGCCAGTGCCATCAGCAAAAAATATGTATCCAGTGCTGGCAGTGCCAGTGACAATGGTTGCGCCCTTGTTTCCGCTTTCGCTACCAATAACCAGATTATTGGCGTTGCTATTGTAGCTACCCGGCGTAGATGTCCCGATGCCGACCCGGCCCTGATTATCTATTACTGCCCTCACACTGGGTGAGGTTGACCCACTTGGCGTGGTTGAAAACTCTAGCCTAGTTGGTGCGGTTGACGCACTCCACGTTGAATCAGCTTTGGCCTCGATTTTTGCCCCAGTCAGTGGCGTGGCACTATTGTCCATCCCAGCGATAGACAGTGTGCCAATGCGGTCGTCAGTGTTTATCGAGCCATCCTCGGCTTGCAGTGTTATTTCTGCGGGACTGTCGGAAGTGCCATCTGATTTGACTGTAAAGCTTTCGATGTGGTCCGTCACCTCAAGCCTATCAACTGATATGCCCTCAGACGATTGGTAGGCCATATCGCCCAGCATACCGTTCAGCGGAACCTCGTTGGGTGCAGTGCCAACGTCTGGGACTTCGAGATTAAGCTTAGAGGTGTCGAGACTAGCTACGTCAGAGAGATTGTTTGCTTCGTCTAGGTATGTCCCAGCTACCTGCGAGCTGATGTCGTTGACCAAATCGCCCTTAACGATTTTACGTGTGCCGTTCGACGAGCCGTCGATAGCTACGTAGTCGTCGCTAGCTAAAGTTGTAGCTGTCTGCGTTAGGTCTTTAATCCGTTTATTTGCCATAGTGGTAGTAGAGTTATGCGGTTGCGAAGGCTGTCAGCGAGAAGCCGTCACTGGTGATCAGGTAGTCGCCCAGATCATCTATCAGTAGTGACTCGTCAATTGTGGCTCCGTCAGTGTCCGTGAGTATGCAGAGACTGTTGAGGCCTCCCATATCGAGAGAGGTGTGCAGCTCTTCACTCAGGTCTAGCCCGAACCGCAGGTTCATTTTAGTTGAACTCGGTTACAGCGACAGAGGTGGTTTGACCGCTGGCACAAACGGCGTGAACCGTTCCAGTGTAGCCCTGTAATGTGACCACACCACCATCTCCAGCATCAGCAGAAGCAGCAGCCTTCAGAATAAACGAGAACCGTTTGGTTCCGCTAATCACTGGGTCATCTCCGAAGCGGATGTAGACCTTCGATCCAGCGATATTCTGAATGCTAAGAAATTTGCGAGCAGCGTTCGCTGCCAGAACCGTGCTAGCTGCGTCTGTAACGTCAGCTACGGTATCGTTGTTGAGGGAGGCAGCTTCGCCTCCTAAGTTTTTGAGTGCGCCTAGAATTTTATTCTGCACCCTCAACGGAGAGTCAGTCACCGACTGGGTTACTCCGTCCGAATAGATCTGTGGTTGATTCATAAACTGTTTTCTGCTGCGTCGAGTTTATTAAGGCCAGTGACCCGCCCGCACGTAGGCGGGTCACTGGTTGAATATTGTTTAGCTACTAGCTAGAGCAGGTGGTTACGTCAGTTCCGCTCAGTGCGGAGCCAACGCCACAGGCACGCTTGAAGATCAGAGTCATACCGTAGGTAGGGAACTCTGGTCGTGGGGCGTGTTTGAACTCTGCGAAGTGGCGACCCAATTTGTCCAGCGGGTCCAGACAGGATGCTGCTGGGTTTTGGATCTTGTTACCACCGGTCACCCACTGCCACTCACCCATATAGCTGGTAGGATTCCAGCTAACGCCACCAGCTGCGTTCACTGGAGGAACGATCTCAGAGGTGAAGACGTTAGGGTTCAGAACAATAGCTGCTTCGTATGGAGCCGCTGCGTATGCTGGGTTCAGCACAGCCTTCTTACCGCCAGCTGCACCAACAGTAGTCATCAGGTAGGTAGCAACACGGGTGTATTGGCCACTGCCTGAGTCGTAGGTGTAGCGAGGAGGACGCAGATTAGGAACGTGCCGGAAGTTCTTAATAGAACGGGTAGCTCCTAGTCGGCTCATCAGCTCAGCTGTGGCTCCCTCACCGCTCTGGGCGTGACGGAAGTCATTGCGTAGCTCGCTGTTGTTGAGCGCAATCTGTTGGCTGGCTTCCAGTCCGATGAGAAGAGGGAACACAGGTCCGTCTTCACCGAAGGTGATGTAGCCATTGCTGTCTGGGTTGGTAGCACCACGGTCGATCAGCTCAACCGCGATCTGGTCGAGGTATTGCTGAGTCAGCGTGGAGGTTGCGTCACCGAGCGTGGTGAGAGCGGTGATGTCGTTCTCAGTGTCGATGATGCTGTTGGTGTTACCGACGGCAACCTTAGATGCAAACTTGGTGTAGAGAGTCTCGTAGCGTTTTTCCCAGCTCCGCTGAGCACGCTTGGTCATCTCTTCAATGTAAGCACGCAGGAATACGTCCACATTGTGGTCGTATATCAAATCGTCTTTACAGATGATTGGTCCCTGAAGTGCGAATGTCTCAGGTGAGTAGCTGCGGGTCGAGTAACCAACTTCAACATCGTTGAAAGTGCTCGCACAGCTACCACCAGCTCCACCGCCAACGCCACCGCCAACTCCAGAGGCAGTAACAGTTGTCCAAGTTTCTTCGTCGCTAGTGGGTTCGCTATTCTCGATAGTGAAGGTGGTCTTTGTGACACCAGCACCAGTTTCAAAAGTTCCGCGTGGGATAGCGTTAAGCCACACAGAACGGTAAGAAGCATTGCGATACACCTCGTCTGAGAGGTTCTCTGTGGCAATCGCAAATGCGTCAAACACGGTTGAACAAGCCATAATTTTCTCCTTAGAAAAAGTTAGGGATACGATGTTCCACTCGCTCATCCACGCAGATGAGTGCGGATACACCACTTGCTCGGTAGGCCAATCCCGAATTGGGCCAGTGCGATTGCCAATCGCTGTAGGGCTAATGAGGTGAGCTTTAGTTATGCACGCAGCTCATCGTGCAATACCGTTGTCGCGCTAGCTGTGACTAACGTCAAACGGATCTGAATTATTTTTTGCACATCAGATCCAGCTCCTGACCGGGGCTGGCTGATAGAACCCAGTCCAGAGCTTCTGATGCTGTAAGGTTTTTTGAGTGATCTGAATCCGGCATTATCACGGTGAAAAGATTCAGAATACTGAAGAATGATTGGGTCGTAGCGTCATCCAAAGCTTGAGGCCATAGCTCAAAGAACGCGCACCTGACCCTACCCCAGAACGAGAGGGCTATGCTTGAGGCAATGTTAATGTCGTTGCCCTGTGTGTCTGATTTAAAAATAAAATCACCGCTAGGGAAATAGGACTCCCACTTGTTTCTTTCGGTGTTGGCGCTGATTTGCTTGACTGGAAACACCTCGGCTTGATCGCTAGCAAACGACTGGTTAGTGGTGCAGTTGCCATAGTTTGAGCGATCTACATATAGGCTCAAATCCTTAGCGTCTCGACCCAATGCACAGTTGGTCATCCTTACATCTCGAATGTTGGCTAGGTTGTATCTGAGCATTTTAAAGCTGTGGGGATGCGGTTCATAGCAGAATGCAGTGTTAACTGAGGGGTTGGCAGCTAGCATTTGTCTCGTAAATAACCCAAAGCTCGCACCCACATCAATGATGGCCACCGGAACATCGGACTCAGACACGGAGTGTGTTGCAAAGTGAGTCTTTACCAAGTCCCAGCACCCGTGATGAAGTGTCTGGGAGCCCATAGTGCAGTCGCACGGTAGGTGGAGGTATGCTTGGTTACCGTCATTGTCAGTGATATTCAGCTCGCTGTTCTGGTCTGGGTATAACCCCAAACTGAACACTGCGCTCTGTGACCTTATTGTATGTATAGCCTCGTTCATAATAGCGGAACGGCAGCTGATCTACCCGTGAGCGTGATCAGCCGGGGGTGCAACTAACGACAGTAGTCGAGACAACAGGAAGTCACTGCCGCCCACGGCCCCGCAGCCGTAATTATCGGGCTCCCCTGATCCCCATCTGGCGAAGCTCGCCAAGCACGCGGTCGGAGAATGAGTTGGACGATTTGGGCCTAGACTTGGTGTCAGAGCTGGTTCCAGCTGCGCTAGGCTCTGCGCCCTTCAGCTTGGATAGCTCTGCGTTGAGACGCCTGTTGTGCTCCACTAATGCGGCATTCTGCTCAACGAGAGCGCCACCACTAGCAGCCCAGAGAGCTGCCGTTGCTGCGTCCTCAAAGCTGTTCTGCTCCATCAATATCTTCTTAGCCAGATTGACTCGCTCTCGGACACCCGTGTTCCACTCCTCATCACCCTCGCGCAGCTGGTAGATAGGGATGTTGTCCTGAGCTTCTTTCAGCATTGTGCTGAAGCTCTTCTCCAGTGCTTTGTTGCGCTCCGTAGACTTCTGCTCTGACAGTAGCGACTCCTCCTGCACCAGCTTGTCGTAACTGGCTTTGCTATCAGCTAGCTGCTGATCACGCTCGTAACTGATCTCGTCAATGCGGTTAACAATGCCCTGTAGGTAAGCTTGTCTAGAAGCGGGCAGCTCACCGACCAACTCATCCAGCGCGTTTGCCCTGCCCTCGCCTACTGGCATACGCAGGATCTTCTCTAGCTGGGCTCGATCAGCTTCACCTACGTATGCTTTGGCTCTGTCAATCTGAGCATCTATAGGCTTAACGAACTGCTCTCTGAACTTTGGATGCCGCTCCAGATTCGTCAGACTGAGCGTCTTACTCATCTCGTCATACTCTGATCGAAGCTTCTCAAGCTCTTCAGCTACGCTTGAGTTAGCCTCAAACTCGCTGACCTGTGATAACAACTCAGCGACTCTGGCCTTAGCCTCGTCGCGTTCCTGCTTGATTAGCTTGAAGTCTTTTGCGCTTCTGGACTCCTTAGTGTCAGTGTTCTCAACTTCTGCTGACTCCACCTCAGCTACAGGTTCTGCAACCGGCTCTGGTGCTGGCTCTGGTGCTGGCTGTGGTTCATCTGACATAGCTCTGCGAAAAGCATCTGCCATAGAGCCGATGTTTTTGTTTGTCTCAGGATGTAGGGACGGTCTTCCCGTCACTGCTGCTGGATTTGGTTCTACTGCTGTATCACTCATATGTTGTTTGTTGGACTAAATGTTGCCTCTGGTTCCTGTGGAAGCTCTGGAGATGATTGCCCCAGTGCTTTTAAGACTTTCAGCGCATACTCGAAGCCCTTCTGCATCCCGTGTGCATAGGCGTAGTCTGTTGCGCTGGCCCCAAATGCCAGAGGTATCCGCACTAGCGGCATCTCCTCTCGCATCACGTTCATCATCTCGATGTAGGTTTTGTTCTGCTGTAGCGCGTGTGCGTTAGCTACAGCTGTCGGTGAGTTACACCACTCTGTTAGTGTCATATTGATCTAGCCGTCTTCAAGCAGGTCAGCCGGTCTGTGTTTCTCGTTTTGTCTGAGCAGTAGTGAACGAGGCTGGCTGTGTCCCAACCGTTGTCACCATATTCAATAACGTCATTGGATGTGTTGTAGGACATCCGGTCGTGGCATTTCTGGATCACAAACATATCGCTGGTTGTTTTGGTTGACCCAATCTGGCTACATACCTCATCTACTTTGCATGTCGCAAAAAACAGGCACATAGATAAATACCCGTAAGGAGTTCCAGAGACCAAAGCGGGCGTAGCTGTTTGGTAGCCAACGTGGATCTCGTGTATTGTCAGGTCGGCTGGCGGTTGGCGAGCCTCATACGAATAGTTGATAACGTCATAGTCGGACATAAAACCACCACCAGCAGCTGCTACAGCTAGCCATCTGTGGTAGCAGGCCATCTCGTAATCAACCGCATTTACGGTGGGAAGCCTCAATACGGCTTCAGAGAACTCCCGGAAGAACGGATGCTTCTCGGCATCAGATCTGTTCAGCACCACCGGGAACCATCCGCGAGCTGACCAGCTGGTTCTCCAGTGATAGATCATCTGCATCTGCTCACTATCGTCTTTGTGAGCTACCTTCTCGTAGTATGTGTAGACTTTTTGTTGCATCGTCGTGAGTTGTTAACCTGCTTCTTAGCCATCCTGCGTTCTCTAAGCCTGTCTATGAGGGACATATCTTTATTTCGGTGGAACAGTGATGCGTCGAAATCCACCAAATCATCTACGTCTGACTGCTTCTTAAACGTGGGGCAAACTCCTCCGTATGTGACAGCGCGGTTGTTGGTGTCCACCTCCCACACATTCATAATGAGGTGTGTGTGGCGAGAGTTCTGGACTACGCCGTCATAGCTGCCAGCTACGTCCCAAGCCACGCCTTCTGGCGGGATCATTATGGCTGTGCTGTATTCGTGCAGGTTGGGTGGGTAAACAGCTACACCGTTTAAGTGTAGCGATGTTGGGTGGATAGCGCCGTGGACTATGTGGCCTAAGAACTTCTTCCCACAGCCCTGATAGTCTCGCCATATGTCATCAGCCCACTTCTCTCTGATTGGGATAGCATCAGGTTCCCAGAACAGGAACGGGCGCTGATGCTTGTTGATGATCTCCCAGCACAAACATTGGAACGCGTAGTTCTGGGGATTAGGCCAGTTAGGTCTGCCCTTCCACTCGTTGTAGCAGAAGTGTATGACGCTCCTAAACGCCTTCCCCGCAGCCTCGTCTATCTGCCTGATCATAGCCTCAGGCACATCCGTGTCATATGAGAGTAGAACGTCGAAGTCTGACTTCCCGTCTAGCTCATACGCCCACTGAATATTTTTTAACGCGCTTCTACAGTCCTTTATGCAGAACGGAATAACCAGTATCATTAGTTGTCTCGACTTTGTTGTGTTGCATCAGAGGTTGGCAGCAGCTCTAGCATCCGCCAGAGCCATCTCCTGCCTGAGTTTGAGATTGTTGCGTTCTATCTCAGCACGAAGAGCGGCGTCTTTACGTGCTTCATCCCTCTCCATAGCAGCCATCTTCATCTGCTCTTCTGGGCTTGGACCAGCTGACTGGGCCTGCATCTCTGCCTGAGCCTGTGCCTGCTGCTCCATCTGCTGTGTGACCTGATTAGCTAGCTCGTTAGCAAAGCCAGTCAGTTCGTTGAGTTGTTCTTCAAGCTGCTTAGCTTCTGTCTTTCTGTTTGGGTCAACTGACAACTGCATCAGGTGTTCCCCAATGTGTGGAATTAGCAGCCCGAAATATTCTGCAATCTGAGAACCGTCAGCACCCTGCTGCACAGCTTGCGCCAGCTCTCCACCCTTAGCTAAGTGGGTCTGAGCGTGGATCAGGTGATTTTGGCTGTCAGTAATCACGACCGGGTTGCCGGTCTGCATTACTGCGTTCTCAATGTTAGCTTCTGCAATCTGGTCTTTGGCGTAGACATCCACTTCCGGCTCCACCATATACCGGCCAACCTGCTGCTGACCTGCCAGAGCAGCAATGTAGTCACGCGTCAAAGCGTTACGCCCAGACTCAGGCAGCTGACCGCTGATCTGCATAAGACCAGCCAGTGTTTGAAGCCGTAGAAAAGCTGACCCCTGTCCGTAGTTGCGACTGGCTTGGATATAGTCGATGTCCTTCAATGCCTCGGATGGCACACCACGCTCACGAACACGCTTCTGAAACTGAATCGCATCATAATCAGTCACGTTGGGGTCAGCTGCCCTTCGGTAGCGTTCCTCGAAGAATCGGTCTAGCTGCTGGTAGTAGCGAGCGATCTGCGTCTTACCCAGCACGCTAGCCTGCTGGACAATCGCTTGGACTTCAGTGGCTGTTTTGGGATTGCCCTGTGGCTTGTCCAGTCTCTGGCGATATTGCGAGAGATTGGACTGCATCACGTTCTCTAGCTCACGGTCCACAGCGATAGGTGCATCAGCAATTCCAGAGAACTGCCTCTGCACTACACGGTATCCAGCAGGTAAAATTGAATATGGCCCCATCTGAACTACGCTGGCTTTCTGCGTAGCTTCTGGGGTTTCAGCCTGTAGCTGGAGAGAGCTGGCTGTGGCAGCAACGTCAATCATATGACACTTCTGCCGGTTCTTCAGCTCGATGACTGGATACATCTTCACCCCAAGCCCCTTCACGCTGTGGTGGTGGCCGTCACCCTTATCATAATACATTGGGTGCAGCACCTGATCCCACGTATCATACTTCCCTACGTATTTGTAGAGGAAGCTGCGACCGTCATCTTCTAGAACAATGTAGCAGCTGATCTTACCTTCTGGATCATCACCAGTCGGATACTCGCGCACATAAACGTGAGCTGCGTTTACCAAGCTACACTGGGCTGAGTAGTGGATGTCGTTGTTGCGTATGCGCTGCTGATGCCACTCCCAGTTTCGCTGTCTGCGATACTCCTCTGGACCAGCGTTAATGATTGCCTGACGCACTGCGTCCACATCCCAGCCAACACTGCTCGCTGCTTGCGGATCGCGGATGTAGTGGTATAGCTCGTGAGCTTGGTAGCGCCTACGGACTACGGCAACCTCCCAGTCTGTCGGGTTACTGCGTGTGTTCTCTGGGATAAGTAGGTCGCCAGCTTTAACGGCTCTCGCACGCCAGCTAGTAGGGCTCTCGAACACCAGAGGTCCAGTCCCGAACAATACCATCTCGTGCTGGCTGATCTGCATCGTGTAGTCAAACTCACGATCTTTCTTCTGAAGCCTGTCGAACTCTTCGGTAATGATTCTGGAATACTGGACCTTCTCAGATGCGTTCCCGTGGTTGGTTCTGACCGTGGCGTAAGTAGGTGTCTCGCTGAAGATGTCGTAGAAAGCGGTCAGAGACACAGAGAAGAACGCTTCAGCTTCTCGGAAGTTGACGTTGGTGCGGTAAGCTTGTCCGGTCTTCCTGAGCTGAGCTGGGCTGTATGGCGGGTTGCCATCAATGATACCCTTAACCTTAGCCCTGATGCGATTACGCTCCTCATCAGAGCGAATCATCATCTGAACCAGATCGACTACCGCCTCTGGTGAGTTCAGCCTAGACTTTGGCGGCTGACCGTCCTCGTTGATTTCCTCCAGTGGCAGCGTGTTGCTCGTGTTCATATCTTCTTCCAACAGTGATCGGGCAGGTTATCGTTCTCCCCCTCAGAGATCACTGATTGTAGTGCATCGAGTGGTATCCAAACCTGTGCCGCATTAAAGCAGCCGCAATGCTTGCAGGATTTCAGAGAGCTGTCATACGCAGTTTTACGGCCACCTACTATGAACTCGATGGCTTTCTTAACTAGCGGCTTGTTGCACCCGCTACACCCAGTTGGCTCCACGTTATCCGTGCAAGCAGCGCATATCTCGGCTCTGCGATTAGCTTCGTCTTCGTCTGCCCGCTTGTTACCAGCAGCTATGAGGGTCTTCGTAAGCCTGACGGCCAACGCTAATGTCAGCGGCTGCGCCTGAGATGGCTTTTGGGATTGGTCCTCACACAACTCTGGTCGCTCGTGGCAGATATACATTTCAACAGCATCATCAATGTTAAACGGAACTGGCAGGTTGTTAGCTTTGCGGTGTTGAATCACCCTCTCAACCAATGACCGGAAGTCGTAGGCAGTGAGAGTGTGATTGGTTTCCTGTTGTGTGTAGCTGTAACCACCGTGAGGGGTTAGAGACGTAGGTATGAGTCGCTTCATTAGGCAAATGTGTCGTAGTAGATACTGTCGTATTCCTGCACCATCTGATCCCAGCCAGTCTTACCAGCTTTACTACCAGAAGCGGTGGCGTATCCACCAAGCCTTCTAGCCATCTCCACAACCAGAGCTACAGCGTCAGCCAAGTCGGGAGACTTACCTGTTCTGCTTTTCATATCTGCTTTGCGCTCGATGATTGTCAGGCGTTTCTCGTCGTCAAACATGCGACCACAGAACTCAATAACAGCATCGTGCTGCATACCTCGCAGCTGCTCATTGATTGCCCACTGCCTAACACTGAACCATAGCTCAGTAACTTTATTGGCATAGACATCGCTGCTCTTACGGTGGTCCTCTGGAGATACGGGCCTGTCGCTAGCCTTACCACCAAACTCGACTCTCTGTATCTGGGGGCTCCAAGTCTTAGCTAGAATGTCGCACAGCCCTCCACCCTCACCCGTAGCGTCAACAGCTAGGTTACTAGGATGGATGCGGTATTCCTCACATATCTGTCGAGTCCGATTTGCAATCTGGAAGTGGACGGGCTCGGATGACTTGGCATCAATCTCGATGATCTCGTTCCTCTCAAGCTGGATGCCCATCTTCCCGTTGTCGAAGTCGCCATACCTAGCCACTTGAAGGACACACCTGTCGCCACCGTTGAAAGCAGGGTCAAGCCCAGCAATCATTTCGCTTTTCGTGAGGAAGACAGCTGAGTGCATTACTCGGTATTTCTCAACCAAGCTCTCGCTGAGGACAGTTTTGCAGACACCTTCTGGAGCCCACATCCCTCGTGTGTATTTCCAGAACTTAGGAGAGTCTTCGCCGTCATACTTCTGCGCCTGACGAACCTGATCCTCGTTAATCAAAAAGTCATACTTAGATTTTCCAGCTAGGATGTTGGGAGACTTCATTCCGTCAAAGCGAACGCATATCCCCCGCTCTGTCTCCCACTCATCATCCTCGATGCTCACCGAACCCCACCCGTTCTTAGGCGTGGCAAACCTGCCGTGCTGGTCGAACTTGCTATGAGGGTTACCGATAGCTAGGAACTTAAACTCCCGTGTCCCCTTCTGTAAGTTGGAACATGCTTCAAACGCAGCTTCGGGGGTGTCTGTCGCCTCATCAACGATAACCATCGTGCGCGGAGAGCGGATACCCTGTATGTTGGCGACTGCCTTTGATGTTGCCCCATCTAGAACCGGGATAGCAAAGATAGCGTGTTTGTCATCACCTCTTATCGCTTGGATGGTGGTTTTGCTGTCAACGATGTGAGCTGGGTAACCACCCTTACAGGTGCGATACAGATCCTGTATCACAGGCCAACCACGTTTGCGGATCATCTTAGCTGTAGTTGATGTGAGAATGATCGAAGTCAGCAGAGGTGCTGCTAGGAAGTAGACCATAGAATACAAGCTGGCAGCATACGTTTTGCCGCTAGCTCCGCATCCTGCCCAGCATACCCACTGGTTTTCACACAGCGATTCGATCTGCTTCTCAAGCCACGGATTCCAAATCAGCTTAGGCCACAGCATAGAAGCTGCGTTCCTAAAGTGTTTGTAGGCTCCTAGTCCACCACGCTCAGGTTTGTGATTAATCCTAAAAGCGTATAACTCCAGCTCGATCTCGTTTAGTTGCAGGTCAAACGCGAGGTTGTATTTGTGCTTGATCAATCCGTTTGACAGTAGGGGCTTCAGAAATACTGATTTACCCTTATAGGGAACACTCCCTCAAACTTTCAAAAGATTGTCAAACGATGGGTATTACTCTCAACCAGAACACCGACTGCTGCGAAACAACCTGCACATCAACGACAGTCAACACGCCCGGTCCTCAGGGACCAGCTGGCCCAGCTGGAACCAACGGAACAAACGGGGCTGACGGCATTAGCGCCTACACCAATACAACCGCAGCTTACACAATTCCCGCTGCGCTAGGCATTATTAACGCTTACGTCACTGATGACACAGACGTTACTTTTACTGCTGGGCAGATTGTTTACTTCGCCAACGTAGGTCACTTCAAAGTATTAGGGGTAGGATCTGATTACTTAAACGTGCAGCGGTTGGATTACACTGGCGACCCCGGCGTGACGGGAGGGACTATCCCATCTGGCACACTGGTTGTGCCTGCTGGTATGCAGGGGCCAGCTGGAGCTGACGGAGAAATTACTGGGCTTACAGCTAAGGGCGAACTTGCCACTTTCAACGGTCTCAGCTCATCGGCAGACAAGCTTTCACCGGGGGCTAACGGCACTGCGCTATTTGCAGACTCAACGCTTAACTTAGGCATTAAGTGGAAGCAGCCAGCTTTCAGCGACCTAAGTGGCACTGTTGATCTGGGTGGGTCTCAGGTTTCTGGGCAGATAGACATCAGTGGTAGCAGCGTTACTGGATCACTGCCACTCACTGACCTAGCTAACAGCGGTGGCGCAGCTGGCGACTTGGCATACTGGAACGGTAGCAGCTGGGTGAGGTTGGCTATTGGCTCTGCTGGTCAGGTGCTGTCGCTGAGCGGCTCGACTCCTCAGTGGGTTGACACAACAGGCCCAAGCTATGCGCTGAGGACTTATGTGACTAGGGATCACTCCGCTGGAACCACGAGTGCTGACGCCTCTTCAGTGAATGTAGCTTCGGTTTCTAGCACTAGCAGTCCAGTTGCTTTCACCATTACTTTCACCGACCCAGTGTCTACTACTCTGCCGTTGGTGTTCTCGTCTAGCGACGAAACCGTATATAAGATAACAGCTCGCAGCACAGCTTCGGTAACTATTGGAGCAACCTCCCCGACGACAAGCACTGACCATTCAATATCCGTAGTTGCATTTAACTGATGCCAGTCATTGATCAACAGCGCATCTCTGACGGGTTTATAACCCTAGAACGCGGGATAGACGCTGGGAAAGCTCCCAGCATGTTGCCACGTAATCAGGCTAGCTTTGCTGTGAACGTGACGATGCGCGGTGGTTTCGCTAAAACCAGACCAGCGTTTAACAACATACCACTTACCTTCTCAGCTACACTGCCGGAGGAAGCTGAAGCAATGCAGTCGATCTGGGAGACTGGCCGCTATCAGGGCGCTTACAACTACAGATACGGCAGGTATAGCTATCTGGTCTGCGCTATTGGTGGATACATCTTCCGCATCGACATGCCTTCCGGTGTGGTCAGCGACATTACTCCTAAGAAGTCTGATGGCACTGCTGACATCAATCCACCGGACATACCTGTTTTCTATTTCCAACAGGCTGAGCAATACCTAGTCATACAGGACGGTCAGAGCAGAGCGATCATTTACAACGGTGCTGGATGCCGCAGATCATCTCCTGATGCAGACGAGGTTCCCACTGGGACCGCTATGGCGTTTGGTAACGGCAGGCTCTGGGTAGCCAGACGCAATGAGTTTGTAGCTGGGGATATTTCTGGTGGCGGCACTGAGGTTATTCAGTTCACGGAGAACACCTACATAGCTGAGGGCGGCGCGTTCGCTGTGCCGCTTGATACAGGCAACATCACAGCTATGAAGTTTATGAACCAGCCTGACAGCAGTTTGGGTCAGGGCGAACTGCTGGTTCACACTACTGATGCAGTATTTGCAGTCAATGTCCCAACAAGCAGAGACGACTGGAAGAATGTCACGTATCCGACTGTTCGGATTGTGGCTATCAATTACGGTGCGGTTAGTGATCGTAGCTGCGTGCTGGTTAACGGCGATATGTTCTATCGTGCTCCTGATGGTATTAGGTCTTACGTCAGCAGCAGGCGAGAGTGGCAGGAATACGGTCAGATACCGATCAGCCGTGAGATCAACCCGCTTCTAACTAACGAGACACAGACAGGCATAGCCGAAACCACTAGCGGTGTCCTGTTTGATAACCGTTACCTGTCCACTGTCACACCGCAGCCAAGCAGTCGTGGCACTTACTTTAAGGGATTAGCTGTTCTGGACTTCGATTTGGTAGGAGGGACTGGGGCGAAAGCGCCCGCAGCGTGGGAGGGACTTTGGACGGGACTCAATTTCCTACAGCTATTAACGGCTGATGTTGAGGGTGAGTCGCGCTGCTTTGTGTTCAACCTCAGCTCCTCCTGCCCTATTCAGCTTTGGGAGCTGACGCGCGATGGTAAGAAGGACAACAACTCAACCAGTATTAGCTGCTACATCGAGAGCCCTAGCTACACGTTTGAGAATCCGTTTGAGCTAAAGCGGCTTGAGTATGGAGAGATGTGGATAGACCAGCTGGAGGGTCAGGTGTCCTTCGATGTTAAATACAAGCCCAACCAGTATCCAGCGTGGGTCAACTGGAACACGTTCATTGAATGCGCGAAGACATCCAACTGTGACCCAGACGCTGGTTCCTGCCTGACTTTCAATAACTACAAACCTCAATACAGAACTCGACTGCGCCTACCTCAGCCAGAGGATGATTGCGAGTCAACCAACGGTGCTCCTATGCGTAACGGCTACGAGATGTCCGTTAGGATTGGTTGGACTGGTCAGGTCAGAATTAAGGGCTTCCGATTGCACGCATACCCAGTAATTGAAGAACCATACGGAGGATGCGGCAGCACTAGCAGCTGTGTATGAGTAGTCCATCCCTAACAGTTAGTTGCTCGGATTCAACGGACCAAAGCCCGTTCAGCTATTCGCTTGGATGCGCTCCAGCTGCTGATACGTGGACAGTCAGTGCTTCGCCGTCTACAGCAATTAGCTGTAGCGACCTATCAGCTCAATCCGCATACCAGCCAGTGCTGAGCGGAGATTGCACAAGCTCTACATCCTCAACCTCGACAGCACTGATCTCTGATGACGGCTTCCTGTTCATCACTCATCTATCTGAATTTATCATACCCAGCTAAATACAATGCCTACCAATCAATCAGTCACTCTCGTTAAGGGAACGGTTCCAGACGGAACATGCTTTGGCTCCGTGTCGGAGCTTTATGACACGTTTGTCGATCTTACCACAGCTTACGTCAACGGTGCTTACTCGCTGTTTAATTACGGTGACACTGAGCCTTCCGCTGCTGACAGAGATAAGCCGTGGATTAGAACTGACGGTGGCTACCCTGACAGGCTGTATGTCTACTACGATGGCTACTGGATTGCTAAACACCCAGTGCCAGCTGGTGGCAGTGAACGCAGGATCTGGGCAGGCACAACTGCTGACCTGCTTTCATACGAAGCTCCGGGTAACTCGTCCTCTACAGCTACATCTTACACAGGACCGTTCTGGGAAGTTGACACAGCTTTATCGGCTAAGTTCCTAGTGGGAGCTGGAACATTTGCTGGAGGCACAGTGGTCAATGTGAACGGCACTGGAGGCAGTGATGAGATTACGCTAACTAGCGGACAGCTCCCCGATCACCAGCATAAGGGTAAGGCTTACTACAAAGCATCTGGCGGCACAGCTGGATCAGATGCCAGCGGGTTAACTGACAACTTAGCCCACGAGAACAGCGGACACACAACGAGCACTGGATACACCAGCTCGATTGCAGCGGCGGGTGTGCTTACCACTGAGACAGTTGGTGGTGACAATGATCCAATCACAAACCTGCCTCCATACTACGGCGTTTACTTCATTAAACGAACCGCTCGCATCTACTACACACCATAATGAAGGTCACCCTCGGAACAGCTAAGGAGCGGATCGCTAAGCACCTCAACCTGTGTGCTACTGATTCGCGCACGACTGACTACATCAACGAAGCTCAGCGCAGGCTGATTGAGAGCGGTAAGTGGAAGGGAACGTATGGTAAGTTCACGCTATGCGCTACCAACGGCTGTATCGCTTGGCCTCGGCAGATTGAGACAATCGAAACTGTAGCTGTGTGTAGCAATCCCGGCACAGTTCGTAACGGTTGGTTTGAGTTCGTTGAAAGCGGCTACGGCCTAATGTCCGATAAGGACAACATTGGTTACCAGCTACTAGACCGTGGTGAATCCCCTACTCACAGTGATTTGTCAGGTGCAGGCAAACAGCTGCGTGTGTATGCGTTCCTAGAAGCTGACGCCGGTAAGACCGTGACCATACAGGGCTACGACAGCAACAACAACTGGGTAAGAACACTGAAGAGCGGTAGCGGAGCTACTGCCGTGTATCAGGATGGCGAGGTTGTTACGCTTATTAACGGCTACGTAGACACAGCCACCAGCTTTAAGAGCGTTACGAATGTTCTAAAAGATACCACTCAGGGCAACGTGCAGGTCTATGAGATCACGGATGCTGCTACCCCTACTCTGGTTGACATAGCCACATACCAACCTGACGAGACGTTACCTAGCTATCGTCGGTCAATGATACCTAGCTTGGGTGGTGCTGCTGGGTGTGAGGACGGCGATGAGAAGCGAGTTCCAGTCACGGTTATAGCTAAGCTGAGGTTCATCAATGCCGTAAACGACACGGATGTCTTGATGGTAAGCGACCTCTACGCTGTGAAGAATATGGCAATCGCCATCAAGCTTGAGGAGAACAGAGACTTTGGTGCAGCAGCAGAGTATCGGAACCTCGCATACGACTCACTTCAGAACCAGATCGCTAATCATATGGGTGATGGCGTGGTTCCAGTTTTACAAATGACAAACCTAAATACCACCGGCGGTGGCGGAATAGAAAGCGTGATTTGATATGGCACTAGGAATGTTAGCAGCAGGAGCTGCATTAGGATTAGGTGGTTCCCTGTTGAAGAAGGGGCCAAAGATCCCCACCTACAAACCCGTCGATCAGACTAAGGAACAGGAAGCAGCAATCGCTGCAAACCTAGCCAGCTTTGATCAGGCACGCCAACTAGCTGACCAGACGACAGCCGCCGATCAGGACAGGCTTGACTCGATGCTGGCACGCACGATGCCTAACTACCGCGAGCTACTTAGCGGCGCTGGCAGTGCTGTTCAGAATATGATCGCAGGTCAGCTACCTATGGCAGATCAGCAGATGATTATGCGTAGAGCTGCTGAGCGCGGGACCAGTATGGGGCTCGGTGGTAGCGCAGCTGGCAGGAACCTGACCGCTCGTGATCTGGGCTTATCTAGCTTGCAGATGACGCAGGCTGGTTTGGGTGCATTCAACCAGCTGTCATCCAACCTACGCCAGAACTATATGGTGAACCCAATGTCCACATCGTCGATGTATGTGTCACCGTCACAACGAATCGCCAACTCAATACAGGAGAACCAATTCGCATACAATGCGCTGGTTGGTAAGCGACAGTCTGATGCGGCGAACAGTTTTGGGAATAAGCTGGCAGGCTTCGCTAGCACTGCTGGCGGTATGATGATGGGCGCTGGGTTGCAGGGTATGATGGCTCCAGCTGCTGCGGCAGCTAACCCCGGAACCGTAGGTGCAGCTAACGCAGGCAACGCCGGTTTCTTCTCACGTATGCGAAGCAGTATAGGTGGAATGTTTGGAATGTCCGGCACTCCACAAAGCGACACCCTCAATTCATCAGGAATGCCTAACTGGGCAACATCTTAATCAACGCTATGGCAGAACCAGTAGATTACTTTTTACAGGGCGCAAACCTCGGAATGAGGGCGGCTCAGTTTGGAACTCAGACGAGGCAGGCTGACGACCGTATGGCTGAACAGCGCAGACAATTTGACCTGAGCAGAGGTGACCAGAACGAGCAGTTCAGAACAAATTTCGCGGAGAGGTCTAGGCAGTTCGAGCTGAACAGAAAGATTGCACTCGATGAGCTGGAACTGAGGAATAAGGAATACACGCTTAGGCAGGAAAACGCCATAGTTAATCAATCGCTACAGCTAGCACAGTTGTATAAGTCTCAATTTGAGAGTCAGGAAATGATGCGGAAAGCTAATGAGGCAAAGCAGTTCGCTCCAATTATGTCTTCATACAGCACCAAGCTTTCCAACTGGAACGGCGAGGGCAGCCCTCCAGCTGAGCCAGCTAATCTTCCGAAAGAGCTGCGAGAAGAAGCAACTGCAATGCGGTTTAATGCAATCAGTGTTGCAAGCAATGATCGCAGCCTAAAGCTTCAATACGAAGCTCAAGCAGCTAGTCAGAAACGGTGGAACGACGGATTGGAGTATATGACAAAATTTAAACCAGAGTCCGTTACCTTCAATCAAGACACCAATACGTTTTCATACGACTGGAACGAATACACCGAACTTCGTGCTTCTGATGCTAGGCAAGCCAAGCGGCTGTCAGAGCTTAAGCTGATGGCTGAAGTGAAAAAACTACTGCCACCTGACGCTACCGAGCGTGAGCAAAAGTGGGCTGAAGAAAATGCAGTGAAGTTCTACACGCCGGGAGAGATGGGTGAACTTGGCAAGTTCGATACTGAGGGGTTCAAACAGGGCATGAACGCTGCGATGAACAGACCAAAGCTTAACGGCCCACCCCCGCTGACAGAGGAGTCAAGCTTTGAGGATATTTTAAACTTCCTCAACGCAGGCGGTGCAATTTTCTAAGGCAACTCAATCATGCCATCCAGAACGCTCGACACTTTAAGGTCTAGGTTCCCGAAGCTTCGTGAGAACTCAGATGAAGAAATAACTGTGGCACTTGGTAGTCGCTTCCCGAAGTTAGCAGAGGAAGATCCTGACTTCGCCAAAGACTACTCGCTATTCACTCGCAACCCGGTAGCTGGAGCCGTTGAAGACTTTGGCAAATCGTTTCTAGCGTCTGCTGTTTACGACACAGGAGCTGCTGGATGGAGCATTGTTGAAAACCTCTACAAACCGTTTAGCGCTGAAGCTGCGAAGTGGGCTAGGGAAAATGCAGACCAAGCGGATAAGATGTCTCAGCGGCTTAGGGAAAGCGGAGACATAGCCTCAGATCTAACTAGCGCAAGCTTTGACAGAGGCGTTGATCAGGATTCGTTCCCGTCAAAACTAGGTAGCGGTGCTGCTAGCTTGGTTCCTGTGGTGGGAGCTGGTGCAGCTGGAACGCTTGGAGGACTGGGCGCTGGCGCAATCACGGCTGGCACTGCTGTGCTTTCCGGTCTTCAGTCCTTCGGCTCAACGTATCAGCAAGCTCGTAAGGGCTATGAAGATCAGGGGATGAGCGAGGAAGAGGCTGCTAAGGCAGCTGTAAAGCCAGCAGCAGCTCAGGGCTCGCTGGATGTGCTTCTCACAGCAGGTGGTGGAGTTGTCGCAAACAAGCTAGGGGCTGTTGACTTAGAGAATCTAGCACTCGCCCTAAGATCTAAACCAGTTCAGGAAGGCATCGACAGTGTTGCTAGAGGTTCTGGTCTGGCTCAGATAGCTAAGGGCGCTCTTATTGAGGGTGCTGTTGAGGAAGCGCCATCCGCTTTCATTGGCTCATACGTCATTGCTAGGAAGTCATACGACCCAAGCGTAACGCTTGACCAGTCATTCAGAGAAGCGTGGGATGCTTTCTTAGTTGGATCAACTTTGGGTGGACTCGGTTCGGTTCCGTCAGCTGTAGGTAGGAAGAGGAAATCTCCAGAAGAAGAAGCTAGACGGCAGACATTACGGGACACCGCGCCACGCACTGCTGCAAAACTAGATCAACAGGACGCAGCAAACGAACAACAAGCTGCTATTGATCAGGTTCTGCCTGAGGGCGCTAAGCTAGATGACCCGGCGGCACAGTTTGCCGAAGCTAACAAAGACGTCCCGATGGGAGGAAAGCGTCCGGTTAGTGAGCTACCGCTTGATCCACTTTCAGAGGCAGACGCTGAGCAGATACAAGCCGCAGAAGATGAGCGCGTGCTGGAGGGTCAGGCAGATCTACAGAGAATGTCCACTCCACCAGACGCTATACAGCTCTCCGAGATCGCAGAGCAGGAGCTAGAGAGGGACAACCTAACCCCAACTAACAGAGCGGCTGTAAACAGGCTTCTAGACAGGAAGTCAGAAGCAGTAGCGGACTCTTTGGACAGCAGCCCCGAAGCTCTGCCTCAGGTGCTAGAAGACATCAACAGGATCGACCAGAACATAGCTAGGCTGATTCCGGGCATACCTGATCAATCTACCCCAATCACCATTGAACAACTTCAACAGCTCCAACAGGCATACATAGAAACCCCCACACAGGTGGATGCACAGCCAGAGCAGGAAGTTGATCAGGTAGAACCGGAACCAGTTGCTGAGGTAAAGCCTCTTAAAGTTGGCGGAGAATCTGTTGAGCTTGATGCCGAACTGGACAGCCAACTCAGAGGCGAGTTCAGAAAAGCCTTCAATGACCTGCGTAGGCAATTCGGGTCGATGCTTGGTGTCAGGAAGATTTCAGTTGTTGAACTACCAGCTGGAGCTGGGGTAGCTAGCGCAGCTAGAGCCGGAAACACGGATACAATCTTTATTGATCCTAAGCGTTTGGCTGAGAGCAGAAACAATAAGCGTTTCAGCCTAAGTAAAGCCATCGAGGAAGAAGCTATCCACAATCTCGATGTTCAAGCTCTCAAATCTGAATACAACAGGCAGCTGTCTGCTGGCGACATAGACGGGTCAATGTCTGTCACTCAGTATGTTGAAGACGCATACACTAAGGTAGCTGACGGTATGACAGCTGATGAGAAAGCATCTGCTCGTCGTGTCTACGGAATGAACTTCCGAGACGATGTGCATATGGCTCAGGAATTCATACGCCAGCTCATACAGAGAAAGCACACTGAGTCGGTCACTGAAGACGCCAAGCGCAACACACTGATCCGGAACATCCTCGAAGCAATACAGAGAATTCTAGGTAGAGCCCAGCTCTCTGGAGCAGCAAAGCAACACTTTGATCAGGTTGATAACTTCCTGCTTGATATGTATTTAGCGGAAGTTGCCGATACATCTACTGCCGAAGAACGCACAGCTGTTGAGCAAGCACAGCAATCTAGGAAGCCAGTAGCTACCGAAGAGGATGCTAGGGAGGATCATTATAGGGTAGCTCAGGAACGAATTGACAGTGCTCTAAGGATACAGGGCTGGCCTGCTGTTGGGTCTGAGCAATACGACTACACTCGCTACAAAGCTATTCTAGAATTTGATGAAGCATACAAAGCTGGAGAGTTCGTTGAGTCGGATGAAGGTGTCCCTCCGTTGTCTTGGTTTAAGACAGTTGTCAGCAATCGTGGCAAAGACGCCATAAAGCGATCAAATGCGAAGAAACGTGGCGGCAATGTTGAGAAGCTTTCGATAGACGCCCCGGTCGCCGAAGACAGTTCTGACGGAATGCAGGTGGCTAGCAAGTCATCAGCAGCTGGCCTGACTCCGGGCGGTGAGGGTATGGTCCAGACTTTGGAAGCAGAGTCGCCTAAGATTGGGTGGACGCCAATGCAGCAAAGCGTGCTCGTTGATGTGTTCACCGGAAACAAAACGGTCACCGAGATCGCGACAGACCGTGGTGTCACTAAGTCTAGGATTAGCCAAGTTCTGAAAGATGCTCAGATGAAGCTGATCGACTACATCGACAATGTAAACCCAGAGTTTGGCGACATCCTGAGCGAAATACATCGTGAGAACTCAGCTAATGCAGAGAACCCATACGCATACGCCTCTAGTCCTAGAGCTAGCTTGATCGAGCGCATACTTGGCGCAATCGCTGATCCTAAGAAGAAGCTGCTAGAACTGAAGAAGTTTGGGAAAACAATCCTCAAAGATCCGCTCAAAAACATCACCAACCCGCTGACCGGTAAAGCAGACATCAACCTGTTCCAGCTTAGGGTGCAGAAAGATGGCTACATCAACAAAGTGATGAATGTCGTTAAGCAGCAGCGACGAGATCTGGAGTCTGCTGTAAGGGCAGAATACGGATCTGACATCAGTCAGGCTGACAGGACTCTCATCAATATGCACCTAAACGGACTCAATATGGTGCTCAAGCCTTTGCCCGAACGCACAGCTCAAGCTGTAGCCGCTATGCGTAACCAGATAGATGCTCTGTCTAGGTATATGATGCAGGAAGGCTATATCGACGGGGAGCTTAAAGCGAAGGTTGAGGGTAACATTGGTATGTATCTGGCTCGCAGCTACCGCATCTTTGATGACGCAGACTATAAGAGCAACATAGCGCCAGAAGTCCTGACATCCGCCGAGAACTACATCGCAGCTGAGCTGATGAACCGGAAGCCTCGTAAGGGGCAAATGCCATACACTGAATCCAGAGCTAGGATGGAAGCTCAGGTTATTGTTCAAGACTTGCTAGACCAGCTCTCCTCTGAGGGCGCAGTAGATAAGTTTACGAGCGGCAAACTGGGTGCGAAGAATCTGGACCTGTTTAAGAAACGTAAGACTATCGCCCCAGAGATCCGGGCATTGATGGGTGAATACACCGATCCAGATGTCAATTACGCCAGAACCGTTAGCCGTATGGCTCATCTCATCGGGAACCAGAAGTTTCTGAACGATGTGAGGGAAGCTGGTATGAATAAGATATTCTTTGAGAAGCAGGCTATGGCTTCCAGAGCTGGAATCGCTAACAGTAAGATCACACCGGCTAACGAAAGCTACTCGCCTCTAGCTGGGCTTTACACAACGCCCGAAGTTAAGGAACTGCTCGACACCTACAACGAAACCTACAACGGGCTTGGGAACGGGATGTTTGATATGCTCGCCCAGCTCAATGTAGCTACAAAGTCAGTAAAGACTGTCGGCAGTCTGATGACTCACGTTAGAAACTTGATAGGTCAGCCGTTCTTCTTAGCTATGAGCGGTTACTGGAATTTGAGGGAGTGGAAGTCATTTGTCCCATCCGTAAAAGCTATATGGGCTGACGCTGCTGGTAGCAACAAAGCTGCACAAGCTTACTTCAACAGGATGACCGAGCTTGGCTTAGTTGGTGAAGAGATTACAACAGCTGAGCTGAAGAGGGCTCTGGGAGACCTAAACCAGAACCTGTCGTCATCACTCGACCCGAACCAATCCTTAAACAAAACATTTGCTGAAGCGATTGGTAAGGTCTGGAACAAAACAGCAGGCACAGCAACGCGTGTATACCGGGCATCGGATGAGCTAGGTAAGATAATGGCTTTCGAGATGGAGAGATCCAAGCTCGCTAAGCTACCAAACAATGCAGGGCTAACTCCCAAAGAGCTGGACCAGAAAGCCGCTACTCGCGTCAGGCAGACAATGCCCACATACTCCGAGATCCCTCCTGGGGCTCAGTTCCTAGCTATGCAGCCAGCACTTGGTCCGTTTATGTCGTTCGCCTACGAGTCAATCAGAACTCAGGTAAACAACATTAAGATTGCTGTTGAAGAGATTAAGAACGGCAATACCAGCTATGGTATGCAGCGACTAGGCGGGCATCTAGCTGTTACAGGTGCTTACGCTTACGGCTTCCAGCTGCTAAGCTCAATGCTAGGCGGGGTCAGCGGTGAGGAGCAGGATGAAGTCAGATCACTGCTCGCTGACTACGAGAAGAACTCCACGTTTTACTTCAGCCGCGACGAGGACGGTAAAATCAATTACATCAACGTCAGCTTCAATAACCCCTACTCTGCTACGACAGATGCCATAATGTCTCTGTTTGGAGCTAGAGGCGTGCAGGGCGATGGCTCAGCCTCCAGCCACATTATCAACTCTGCGGCAGCTGCTTTTGATCCGTTTGTGTCTGAAACAATCATTGCAGGCGGAATCATTGATGTGCTCAGAAACAACGATAGCTATGGCAACTACATCTGGAACCCAGAAGCCAGCGGCACAGATCAAGCTCTGGACTTCGTTACGCACATAGGGAAGCTGTTCCTGCCGGGGACAGCTGAGAGAGCTATCAATAGGTGGTTCCCGGCTTTTAAGGGCGAAACACTAGAGTCAGGTGAAGAGCCTACGCTGACTAAGGAAGCCCTATCTGAGATCACAGGTCTTAGGCTCAGAACCATCGACTACACAGACAAGCTGCAACGCATGTCATTTGCCAATAAGAGGAGGATCAATGATGCCAATAAGATCTTCAATAAAGTTGCTGGCAATCGTGGCACAGTTAGCTCTGAGAGTATGATCTCTGCCTACCGATCTGCCAATGACAGCAGGTATGAGATCTTCAAAGACGTTCAGCGTCAGGTCCAAGCAGCGCGTCTGGGTGGTCTGAGTGATGCCCAGATTCTGAACGCACTGGCAACCAACGGTATGACCGAAACAGACGCTAGGCACATACTCGCTGGCCTGTATCGGCCAATGCAAATCTCTAAGAGCATCCTAAAGTCAGCTATTGCGGCCAAGCACCCAGTCCCTATTGGGGCTATCAATGTGGTTAAGAGGGAATACAACAGAAAACCAATCAATGAACAGGATGAGTAGCTACCACCACAGCAACCTGCCACTCGTTGAGCAGTTTGATAACGCTCTGGCAATGGTCATCAACGAGTTTAGTGGCACACTCTACTACCACGAGATGGTAGGTATCCTAGCAATGCACCAGCACAGGCTTGCATTAGAAGCTCAGGACGGAGCCAGCGACGAAGAGGACTAATTGTAGCCCATATCGTTAGTCACAGCGGGTAGCTCGTCTAAATCCTTAAGCATACCCGTGAGGTTGTATGCGTGACAGGCTAGTGTATCAGCACGCTCAGTATCTCCCCTAGCCTTAAACAGCTCTATAAGAAACTCCACAGCACTCAGACCCTGCTGTATCGCTGCTATCTCAGAAGAGTCCAGTCTGTATGTCTTCAGATGAAGAGGCTTCTCACTGAGCACCTCATTGACAATCTCTGGGGTTGGGGTCTTCCTGATCACTGATATACGCTGCCCTGATAGGTGGCACACCGTCAAGCAGCTTCGCCCTACGGCGTTCCAGCCTGCGCTCACGAGCCCTCATCACATCATAGCCCTTAGGTCTATTGCGAGTCTTAGAGCCAATGAACTTGAACATACCACTACCACACTCACCACACCTGCCCTTCACGCCCAACCTCTGCTTATTCTCATACTCCACAGCATCGAGTATTGGTTGATGCGCTCTGCACTTCATACAATACCCCGTAATCGCTTCAGAATGCCCCTCAGACTGCGTTTCATCCTTCATTAATGACATTACACTACACAACACGACAGCGCGTTTCTAGCCCTATTACAGAGCCAGCAAAGGCCAATAGGAACACTCGTTCCTAAAAGCGGAACAACCGTTCCTAAAAGCGGAACGCTCGTTCCTATGTAGTAGTAGTGTGTATATATAATAGTATAAGACTGGTATATGGGGGGAGTATGAGGGGGGATCAGGCAGCGCATAGGGGCTTATTGCCTGATTTGGATTTTACCCAAAAAATGTGTGGGGTCGTATATATGAATGACGGGGGGCCAGAGGGGGGTGGTGGGGTCTGTTTTGCCGGTGTCGATTGTTCATTGCCAACCTATGGCAATAGCTAGCTAACCATCTATTGCAGAACTACTTGCAGCTTCTGGCAGCTGGCTCAAAACTGCTATATTCACCACATTTTCCGCCTGATTGCCAATGTTTAGCAATGAACTGGCACGTTTCTGTATAGATTCGGCAATTTGTTCACGTTTCTGCCAGTCTCTAAGATCTAAGCTATCAGATTGCCAGTTTCGGAGCGTGTTAGCGCTAG